CCTCGAACCAAAAGACCATTTGTTGAATTTGCATTGAGGAGTTTGCCCGCTTCCAATATGCTTCTCCAGCTCCACGCCTTGATGTATGGAGCAACCTCGTATTCGGTGCATTTGTATCCATATCTCAATCTATCCTCTAATGGAAGGTCTGTAAACCATGTGTCATTTATCTTCAAAACATCAATGATTTTGCCGTTGGATATCAGAAAGATTCCCTCTCCAAATCCATGGCATTCGGCTTTTCTTACGACAATATCGCGATGATGCTCCATAACAATGAATGGCGGAACCATTCCGTCACACAATCTCCATATGTGCGGAACCTGAATTTGCCTATCCTCATCCAATGTGATAATACTTTCAGTTGCATAGATGAGTCGCTGTCTTGATTTCTTGAGATCAGGCTTTGCTCTGTTGAAAATAAATCCGTTTCCGTTTATGATTTGGTTGAACACATCAAGCGCATTGTGCTGGTTCTCATATACGTGAACCGCCTTATTGTAGTCAAACCAAAATCCCCTATATAGGAAATCCAGTATTTCAAAAAAAGTAAATTGTCCCTGATATGTTATGAAATCCATATGATCCTTTTGAGCTTTTCCCTCAAACACTTCTTTGCAGGTCAGATTCATATCATATTTGACATTCAAGCCTGCATAATCCTCGCACATTAGCGCAAATCCATATGGGTCGCACATATCATGGTAGAAGTTCGGAAATTTATTTTGTCTTATCTGATTGTAAAATGCGTTGAATAGTTCCAGAAACATTCTGATGTTCTGATTTACACCGTCTCGATCCTTGCTAATCTGACTTTTTAAAATGTAATTATCTTTTAACATCTATATCGCCCTCTAAAATCTGTAAAAGAAGTCTTGCTACTTTTATATCATCAATTGTAGCTTGACATTCTGCTAAACTTCTCCCAATGATTTTAGCACAGCGATTTGTTCTACCACTTTTGCGATAAGAGTAACAATACTTCAGCAACAGCTTCAACTTATCTTCTTCGTTCATTCTTATCACGACATGGGCAAAAGACTAAGCATCCTCGTTTTTTCTTTTCTTTTGATCCAACACCATGGATTGAAAAGAACTTGCTTATTTTTCTCGGAGTGATTCTCAATTGTCCGCTTACATCATATCTGTTCATCATTCTGTCCATCAGTTGATCTGCCGTCAGACAGATATCTTCAAGATACAATATTCTTAATGCGGTCCAATAATAATCCTCATATCTTGCTATTGCTCTATGAAAATAATCATTTGCAAACAAATCAAAGTTTCCGAGTCTATTTGATATTGTATTGCGTTCTAAACCGAGTGTATTCACCCAATATTGAATATTGTCGTGAAAACAGTAAAGCAGACATATATCTTCCGTGTATATGTTTTTTTTCTTGTGTCTGCCCTTCTTGTTTTGCAGGTCATTGAAGACATTGTAGCCATTCTTAGGATTAAGTAGGTCTTCATCATTTATTAATTTATCGAATTTATCGACAATGTCATTTCCCTCATCAAGGGTCATAAATTCAAAATTATACCTGAACCAGTCTTTTTGCAATAGCTTATTATAATGGTCTCCGTCATCAAGGACGCGATACAGATACTGTTTTAATTTCTTTTTTTCAAGGTTGCTTTTTCCAACAAATTTTTTATTGTTCTTCTTATTTACAAGTGCATACAAATAGCTCATTCTTACACCTCATTTATCTCCAGAAGTTGATTTTTTAGTACTATCCTTTTCTTTGTCAGGATCTTTTCCACTTCTGTCTTTTGGCTCGTCTACTTTGGTTTTTTCACTATTTGGATCTGTCTGTTCCTCTGAATTGTATTGAACACTTCTTACCTTGAATATTTCCTCAAGCTCTGGTGTCACACCAGGAGCTGCACCACGATATCCTAATTCCAGTCTTGCCTCATTTGGAGTGATGAAACCCATTTCCACGGATGTTTTCACTTCAATGATCTTGTCACTTGGAAGTTCAGTCGTTGCACGTGGGAACGCGATATAGACATTATGATAATGCTTTCCTCTGATATATCCCTCTTTCTCAAGGAACGGAATGTAATATTCCTCTGCAAGGAAATCATTTAGGATTGCCCTATACTTATTAACTTTAATCATAAATACTGCAGCCTGTGTCTTTCCTCCACTGAGGTTACTGATTTGACCTCCCATAAGGGATTCAGGCACACCCAACATTCCTAAATCCTTTCTTGACGCATCCAAGATGTTAATCAAATGACCAATATCATTTGCAAAACTCAATGTTCTTGGTTCAATTCTTGCATCAAGAACGAGATCGTCTCCAGCTGCCAATTGCTGTTTTAATGTTCTCTCAATTCTTTTGATGAATGTATTTTGATTGTTTGACTGAACATCTGAAACATCAACTGCCCATTGCACAATTGGAATTGCATATCTGTTCAATATCTCTGCCAAATCCCTTCTGTTGTTGAGAAACTCTACCAATGTGTCTTGCAATGAATTTACGATACTGTTTCCGAAAAGCTGTCCGATATTGGGGTCATGCGCATAGACTTTGATGTCATCGGCTGGAATGTGCAATACCTGATTGTTGTAGGAATATATCCAATATTCAATTTTACCGTAATTCGGTGAGCCGACATCATAATATTTTGCCTGCACGTCATTCGGATGCAACAGAAAAACTTCTGCAATGTCCCCATCCTCATTGACGTTTCCGCAGTAATCCAATGCGGTTCCGTGTAGCATATGCCATTTCTGAAGTTCTGACAAATGCGTACGATTGATGATTTGACTTATTTTTCTGCATTTTTGCTCTAATTCAGGCATTGATTTTCCATCTAACCCTTCAACTGTCAATGTAAAATACGGTGGAATGATGTTTGATATTAGCGTTTGCACAATTGAATTGAGAACTGTTCTCTGATATAACGCTTCTATAATTTGATGAGTAAGCCTGACTGGAGCATAAGGGTTTCCATAGAGTCTGCTATTGTTAGGCCTATATCTTCTAATCATAATATTTTGTGACATGTTCTATCCTCGTTTATTATATTTATTGTTTCTGGGTGTGGTATTATTAAGTGCGTTTATTCCCAATCCACCGATATAGAATGGCTCGGTTCTTTTAGGCCCCTCTTCAATGTACTTTGTGATTGCAATGTTGCATAAGTTAAATGAATCCACGAAATCGTCTGATGTTCCCTTAACATATACAATACGATCATTTTCTGTTACTTCTCTTGTATATTTTTCCATTTCTTCATTTAGGGTTTTATGAGGATAGTATGTAACGAATCTGCTTTCCATATTATGTATTGAATTCTCAACCAAACTTATTTTACTTGGCTGTGAAAATATGATATCATATACATCATATGGTGCATTAAGCTTTAAAAAGTCTGACAATGCATTTCCGACTCCAGTCTTATCTATTGCAAGAGCCTGAAGTCTTGGAAAACGCAACGGCAATATATTCTCAAGATAATGTATGATATTTGGATATGGAGTTCCCAATTCCCATGTCTTATAGTAAAGTATTTTCCATCTGTTGCTTGCAGAGTCTTCTACTCCGATGGATAAGACTGAATTGTTTCTGTTTTTACCAAAATCAATTCCTCCTACGGCTAATCTTTGATCTTCAAATAACCGAGGCTCAGCTTCTATTCCAGCCATATTACGAAGCTCCGTATAGTACGGTTGGGATAACGTATCCAGGAATTGCAGACAATATTCCCTTCTGAACTTTTGCTCACCAATGGATTCTTTTACAAGCTCAAGCTCATCAATGGTGAGTCTATATTCTGATCTTGAATAGGCGACATTTCCATCTGCATCCAAATCGGTTACCTGATACCTATGCAGACTGAATCTTCCGTTATTCGGACAAGGTTTTGCCTTGCCGTTGTTTACATAACATTCCCTAATGCTTTTTGCATTCTGAATGGAGTTGTAGAAAAAGTCTGACCTTGTACGAGGAGTTCCCGCAAGAACCAACTCTGCCTTGGATGTTTGCCCTGTGAAAATTGGCAAGATTGTTCCCATTGATGCCTCAGGCAGTGATTGAGCTTCGTCTAAGTATAATATATCAGGTCCGCTTCCTACTACGGCAGAATCTTCTGAACGTCCAGATGCTGTTCCTGCAGTTCCGAAAGCTACACGAGTTCCGTTATCAAGCTGGGAGTCCCTCTTGTTCCTTGAAATAAATGCGCTTTCAAGCAAGGGGCTTCTGAAGATCATATCGTTATATGTTTCTGCAAATGATTTACTTTGCTTTTCGGTAGGACTTAAAAGAAGTATTTGTTGGTTGGGTCTGCAGAATGCCTTCCATAAAATATCAATAATCATAGTGAGAGTCTTTCCGGACCTTCTGGAACAAAATAAAATTTTATATGGACTCTTGTCTCTTAGAAACAGTCGCTGCTGTGGTTCAAGCTTATAGTTTTCCATTTCCTTGTTGACAAGAAAATGCTCTGCAAAAAATACGGGATCGAAATAAGCCTTCTTTAAAATGATTTTTTCTTTTTCCATCGGATCCATTATATCACTTATAATTCCTTCAGAAACTCTTCTATGTCTTCATTTGAGAGATCTTCAATATGAACTTGAGAATCTGTATCATAATCATCATCTGGTTGCATTTCTCTGTATTTATCTATATTTGAGTTGTCATTGAAGCCTGGTGATGTGTTATATCCATAAGATGGGTCTGTCGTATTATACATATCAATATAGTGAGCCTCAACAAGCATAATGTCATCATCTGGAATATGATCAGCCAAAATGGCCACATCAAATGCCTGCTTTCCGTATTTCCTTATTCCTCTCGAGAGACAATAGTTATATGTGGGACTCTCTTTATTGAATGCCTCTCTGATATGTTCCTGAAATCTTCTTTGGACTATCTGATATGGTTCCTTGTCATCACTATCTTTTCGAACCGTCTTTCCGATATAATATTTATCATTGGCGAAATTTTTAATTATATATATGACACCATTGTTCTTTTGACTCATAATTGATTATTTAAAAGTAATATATATAAATCTTTCGTATAAATTCTCTATTTTTGAAACCAATAAATAAATATTGATATTTTTGGAAATAAAAAACTCTCAAATGGCTTTAAAATTGTGTTGATTTTTAAAGAATGCTTTTTATAAACTTTATAGTAAACTCACATTTGATAATTCAAAATTATCTAATAAAATTATTTTTATCGAGAAGATATTTATGATGCACGTAAAATTAATGGAAGCGAATAGTTCTCCTTCTATTTCTGAAGAGCAGGATGAAGTCGTTAAGGTAAGTGGTTATGCAGTTCACGAAGGAACTTTTAATGACCTGACAATTACTGCAGATGCACTTCAAAAAGCCGTGCAAAGTTTAATTGGAAAACCATTATTGGTTAACCACCGTAATAATACCACATCTGTTGTTGGAAAGATTACAAATGCCGTTATGGGAGTCGATCCCTCTAACGGAAAAAAAGCAGTTGCTTATGAAGCTGATTTTGATGCGGAGGAAAAAGACATTCTTCGTAAAATGAAGCTTGGTTTTCTTGACTCAACAAGCGTAGGATTTTCATGTTCTCACATATGCAGTATTTGTGGGAGTGAAATTTGGAAATGTGCCCATTGGTTTGGCGATGAAGGTTTCCAATTGTTAGCACAAGATATTGAGTTTCAAGAACTTTCTATCGTAGCTGTGCCAGCGGATAAAGACGCAACCGTAAAGGTAAACTTCTCAGCAGAGGATATGGAAAGTTTCGAAAAATTAAAACAACATAAGGAAAAACTAAGGAGGACTAATATGTCTGATTTTAAAGATAAATATGACGAAGCGATTGAAGAACTTAGTCAGATGAAAATTGATCACGCAGATGAGATCAATAAACTCAAAGAAGAGTTTAAAGCAGAAAAAGACCAATTACAAACTGATAAAGCAGATAAAGATACTGAAATCTTCGGTCTTAAAAATGATATTGAAACCTTAAAGAAAGAAAATGAAGGTTTGAAAAAGGATATCGAAGAATTCAAAGAAACATTTGCTAAAATCGAAGCAGAAAAATTATCTGGCTTAAGATCCAAAGTTATGGAATTAAATAATAAAGCTCATTTCGGATTAACCGAAGAAGAAATCAATGATATGGGCGAACCAGCCCTTAATAGGTATATTGAAGGATTTGCTCACCAATTAGAACATATGGTAACAATCGAGCACAAAGGCGGACCAGAATCTGATGCCGAACATCAATATAAGGATGATCAATCCGAAAATGTCAGTTTTAGCCAAAATTTAGCTAACAGAGTTAGCAAAATTAGAGGATACTAGGAGGATTTATAATGCTTATATCAAGTGGACAAATATTAACTGGAAGAGTAGCTGAAACCATCACAAATGGTATTCAAAACGCAAAGGATGCGAATGGATATGTCAGAAGTGCATATAAGGCTGTTTGTAAACCAGAAACAATGCCCGAAGAAGATTCCGGAGTAAAAGGAACCTGGGTAGTTGAAGGTCAATCAGGAAGAGATGATGACTTCCTTGGTATCATCGGTGACGACTCTATGCCTGAAGCAAACTTAGGCGCTCCAGATGCATTAGGTAATCGTGAACCTGTTTTAGAATGGGGAGCATCAAGGACCTATCAAGTTGGCGATGTACTCACTTTCGAAAGAAACGCAATCATCTCTGTTCTCGCAGGTGGAGACATCAGAGAAGGTGACGAACTCAAACTTGGTCCTAATGGTACCTTTGTTAAATCTGATAAGCCAAGTAAAATTGGAAGAGCTTACGAATCTGCCGCAGAAGGCGAAAGATTTGAAGCTATGATAAAAGCTTTATAAGGAGATATTATAATGATGAACGCAGAACAATTTGCCGCCGCACCACAAGTTGGTGAAGGATATTACAGAAATAATAATTTTATTGAACCAGGTATCATCAAATACTTAGAAGATGAATCTGATTTACGTCAATTCTTCGTTCCTAAGAAAATGAAAGGAGTTCTCTCCAAAACTTACATTGTTGAAAGGGAAGAAGGAATTGCTGTTCAAATCGTTGGTAACGCAGAAGTTCCAAGGGCAGAAGACGTAAGACGCAGATTTACTGTACACTTACACAGAAATGCTACTGGTTATAAGATTACTGATGACGACAGAAAAATTAACAGAGACGACCCAGGTTGGGAAGCTCGTAAAATGGAAGCTGCTTTACGCAGAATGAAGAAAAAAGAAGACAAAGACATCATGGATTGTTTCTTCGCAGCAGCAAGAACTGTTACCTCCATTGATTCAGGAGATATGTTCGATGTTGCATCAATCAGAGAAACCGTAGCTGATATGATTGAAGATGCAAGAGCTAACACTCAAGGCTACATGATGTTAGAACCTGATGTCATTCTCTTACCTTACGCTTTATTCGTTGAATTACAAGCAGACCCTGAATTCAAATTCGTTCCAGAATTATATCAAAACTTACTCTTAAAAGCAACCTTAGACGGTTCAGCTAATAGAGGTATCTTATACGGTGACACTGGTCAAACCGTAGCAGGATTAAGAATTATCACTGTTAATGAATTGATTGATACTGCAATCGTTATTGACAGTCAAAAAGACGCATTTTGGTTATGCGAAGATGAAGAACCAACTATAACCGCATACAGAGATGACGAACACATTTCTGATATTGTTGATATCAGACACGATGAAGCTCCTGTATGTATCTATCCTGAATGTGTTGGTGCAATCAAGAAGGCAGCAGCAACTCCAACTCCAAGCCCAAGCCCATAGAGGGATAGAAAAATAACAATGAGGTGAAAAAATGGCAGCTAAAAAAGAAACCAAATCAAAATCCAAAACAAAATCCAAAGCAAAACCTAAGAAAATTCAATTGACTTTCGCTCCAATTATGTCAGCAGCGCAAAAATTCAGAGTATTGCTCCGTAAAAGGGAAATGAAAAAAGTACACGGGAGAGAAGTTCCCGTATACTCCCCTTTAATTGAAGGATTACCAATGAAATTGGTTGTTGAAAAAGGACAGGTAATTGAAGTAACCCAGGAGCAATTTGAAGAACTGCAAAATCGTAATTGGGTTGAAACCGACGAAGAATACAAACGCAGACAAGATTTTATTAAAAATATGGGAGCTCAACATCCAGAGACTCTCACATGGGATATGATTGTGGCCGAAGGAGGAAACTGGTCCACCTTAGCCGATTCACAACATATTGTTTACAATGATAAATTATTAAGGGTCTAAATATGCTTAGAGTTGAAGATGTAAGAATGATTCTACAAATAGAAGAATTCGAGCTTGAAGACGAGGAAATACAAAGATTGATTACCAGATACACTCGATTAATTATGAGTGAATTGGGTCAGTCTTTTCAGGAGGATAAAAATCTTCTCAACAATCCTCTATTCGAGGAATGTCTTTTGGCTATCATAGCATGTCAACTCTCAAGAACAAATATCGAAATGATACATACGCCATCTGAATATAAAGTCGGAGATACTACACTCAAATATAATAACACATCAATGGGTTTGTATGGTAACATCACCAGTTGGTGTGATTATTATAGTAACCTTCTTTCCGCTCTTTCCGACAAAAGTATGGAGATACAAAATGTGAGGGTCTTCAGAAGACATGGAATGTCATGCAGGGAAGGATGGTGGAATATTTGAGTTTTAAAACCATTTATAAGTTAAACAAAAGAAGAAATAAATATCAGGAAAATTTTTTTCTTTTGAAAAAGGGAATTTCACATAACACCGATGAATTTGGTTTTGGTAAAGAAAAGCTATTGCCTGTTCAGGAAATTTTTGGAATTATTCAGAAACCCCAAGAACAGGAAATTGACTTCAAAGGAGAAGAGTCAAATCCAGCGTATACTGGATATTTTCTCCCTAATTTTATTTTAGAAACTGATGAAATTGCCGATTATCGCATTAAATATGTGAGACCACACGAAACTCTTTTGCTTAAAATTAGCGAATACAATCCTAATTTATTCCTAAAAGGAAAAAGAGACCACATTCAACTCGAATTGATTCTTGAAAAGAAATATGAAGGAGGTTGAATATGGGAAGAGGGTATTCGGGAGCAAACCTGTCGGCTACTATTGATGTTACATATGAGTATGCCGGAAGCACATTTTATGATCCAAATGAATTTACTGATTATCTAAAAATGAACTTGTCGATGGCCACTGATACCAAGACATATCAGGATTTTATGCCGGAGATCGGAAAGTTAGCCGTTCAATTTGCTCAAGATTTCATTCAAAGTAATGGAACATATCGAACTGGAAAACTTTATAATAGTGTTAAATGGAAACCAACATCTTCTGGAATTACATTATATGCCGACGCTCGTGATAAATATGGATCCGCTTACGCAGGACATATCGAATATGGTTTTGTTGGTAGAGATGGAATGCCACATGGACCATGGCCATTTTTAAGACCAGCTATTCGTATGGCAGCAGAAGCATCAAAAGGGGAAATCGCGTCAACCGCCGCTCAAAATATATTATATGGTCGTTATGATTCCAAAATATCCTTTGGAAGAGCAAATGTTAAGAATTTGTTAGGCGATTATAATTATGGCAATCGAGGGTCTTTTGTCAATAATGTTCGCGGAGGTTTTAGAGCGAACCCAGGCATAGGTCGATGGAGAGGCGCTCAACATGGAATAGATCATATGGGACGCTTAGAGAATGACAAGAGTGATTCTGGTAAAGAGCTTTATCGATCATTTGTAAACAATTATGGTAAAGCAATGCCTGAATGGAGACTTAGGAGGGGTGAATTATGATCACCAATCAGGTAACTAGAGCTGTTTTTGAACTTTTGGGTGATAAAACTGCAACAGGATATTCTCTGATTGTTAATAAAGAAGAAATTCCATTGTTTTTGAATAAAGATCGCACAACAACATATCCTCAGATTAGGGTATCCCCATTTGTTGAAAAGGGGGATAGAAAATATCAGCATCATATTAGTGACGATAAAAGAGCATATAGGCATTGGCAATATGGTGTTTTTCAGGTTGATATTTATACAAAAAATCTTCCACAAGCTCAAAACATTTACGATATTATAACAAAACGTCTTCATGATTTTTTTACATTGGAGACGGTTGTCTTTAATGATAACGGAGGTTTTGAGGAAATTGGAGAACATCTGTATAGAAATAAAGCTTATGCATTATTAGATGATGATATGTTTAAGGATGTATACGGAATTAGGATTCAGGATACAATCATTAAAAGAGTTAAGATACTTGACGCAATCAAAATGAATTCATTTTATGTTGACGATGAATATCTGTATATTAAAACGGATCAAGATTTGAAGGAAATTGAAATCAAAATGTTGTTGCAGGGTAGACTCTTTTCAAATGGTTTTGCATATTCGGATAATGGATTGCATAGTTATACTATTTCAAAACAAAGAAATTTAAGTTTATTGGAGGATAATGAAGTCGAAAGAATTTCATTTGATTTGGAATTATTGTTTAGTAAAAAAATCAATAGGGAAAGACTCCCTGAAGTTAATCAAATTATATTCCCAAGATTAAACGTGGAGTGATAATATGGCTAAGAAAGAAAAGTCAGAAAATAAAAAAGAAAAGGTTGTTAACGAAGAAAAACCTAAAAAAGTAAAAACTGAAAAAAAGGTTACAAAAGAGCAACCAATTAGTAATATACGATTATATTCATTAGAGGAATTGGCTAATTTATTTGGTTTAACACTACCTCAAATGAGATCTTTGTATTTAAGAAGAGGTTTAGATGTGAAGACGAAGCTCTCTTATGAAGAGGCTTACAAGAAATTTAATACTATAGCGTGATAACATGGTACAAGGAATACCAATTTTTAAAGTAACATTATCAGAAGGGCTCTTTAATGAAGATGCCGATTCAAATAAGCTTTTTGCATACGCTATTGAAGCGAATAAAGGACCAATTGGTGAGCCAATTTACGTTGCATCTGCTGATGAAGCAAAACGCATTTTTGGTGTAAATTTCGCACCTCATTTCTATCAAGGTGGCTCAGGTCTTGTATTGTATAGAGTTGCCTTTAAGGATGCTAAAGCTCCATCTATTGTATGCAAAGCTTATACAAGGGATTATACAGCCGAAGAGTTATCTCAACCTGGGGAAAAGGAGACAATTGACTTATTAAAAGTCACCTCTGTAAGAAAAGGAACTCCTAAGCATAAGATCAACTTATCAAAATCAATGACATCAAGTACAGCATATAACTTAACTGTTACTATTGATGGAGTCGGATCAAAGAAATATCAAAATATTTCCTCATTGAATAACGTCGCTAAAAGAATCAACAATAAATTTGCTGAATACATTAAAGCAGAAGTTTTAGTGGATGAAGAAGAGCTTATTGAAGGAGGATACACTCCAGCTCGTTTAGCTCAAGATAAGGATGAAAAAGGAAATATCATAGATACATTATCTGGCGGTTCAAATGGTAAACTTTTAAAAACCAACGGTCAAGTTTCAGATGTTGAAATTCCAGACATTGGATTAAATGACAACAAGTTTACAAAAGTAACTGTAGTCACAAATGATGTTGCATCTTTCGTTGGACAAAGTTTCTATATTGATGGAGGAGCTAAACCAGATAACGAAACTGCATACCCATTGTATACAGATGTTGTCGGAACAGAAGCAGGAATATATGTTACTGTTGAACCTAATGAATCTGAGGAAGCAGATTATAAATTTGTTTCATACGAAGATGAACAAAAAACCAAGAAACTTGCAGAAGGAACAGTAAAACTTGCAGAATTATCTGATGAAGAACCTAACGTTGCAACTACATTATTATACGCTTATCGTGAAGCATTTGAAATGTTAGAAGACGTTGATTTACTTGGTGTCGCAACATTAAGTAACTCTGAAGTTGTTCAAAATGAATTGATTGCCCATATTGAAAAACTTATCGACCCTGAGGTTGCCAAATATAGATTTGGTGTCACTGGATTCTTAAGATACCCAGGAAAAGACACTCAAGGCAGAGTCAACCCAGATACAACAATTGATATCGATACCTTAGCTGATTCAGCAGTACATATCGACAATCCATTTATTATATTAATCGGACAAGGTGTTGTATTCGAAGAAGACAATATTCGTTACAATTTATTGCCTCATGAAGCCGTTCAATTATACACTGGTTTAAGAAGCAAATTAGATTATAATCAATCTATTTTCGGTGGAAACCAACGTAAACTCTTAAATGGTGTTAAAGATGTATTGCCATTAACCAATGATGGTGCAGATATCTACAAAGAAGATAGAATTACACTTAACAAAGCTGGTGTTACAACCTTCTTGAAAAAATATGGTATTACATTCTTGCAAGGGGTGACAACAGCACAAGATAATGTTGTTTTATCCTATGAATCAATTATGAGCATTGTTGTCTATGTATTAAGACAATTAGTCGTTGTAGCATGGCCATTTATGGGAGAATTGCTTACCGAAGATCTTAAGAGCGGTTTTGTTAACGCATTATCCGAGACTCTTAAAAATATTATGGAAACAGACAATTCCCTCATGGCATTGGAAGACTATAATATTGCCCCATATGATGTTGAAATTCGTGCTATTACCACAGCAGGATTCAATGAAGCAGGAAAACTTATTCGTGAAAACAAATTACTTGCTATTGTTAAAATAGTTCCAAGAGGAGCTGTTGATGCTATTGAATTAAGTGTAATAGTAATCTAAGGAGGATAAAGTATGGCAAATGAAAATTCAACCCGTCTTTGGGTAAATGGTTATATTTTACTTGGTAAAAAGACTCGTATTGAAGTAGAAGAAGTTTCCGTGGATTTATCTCGTGATCTCAAGGAACACTACAATTCAGGTGTATCCAAGCCAAATGCCTTGATTCCTGGTCAAGAAAAGATTGACTTTAAGATCAAAAGAATTTTTTCAGATACCACATTGGCCAAGGTATATGAAAAAAGATGTTCCTTTTCAATGATCTTATTCAACAACAGTTCTGACCCAGGTAACAACACCACAGGTGAACAAGTATGCGCATTAAGTGGATGTATGTTATCAAAAGAATCTTTAAGCGGATTAGGTAGAGGAGATGCTGTGACAGAAGATGTTGACGGTAAAGCATTGGACATTACCTGGAACATCAATGAGATTGCAAAAATGATCAATCCAGCATGTGAAGCATTATAAAAGCGTTTGTTAACGCTTTTAATTTTTTTATTTTTACAATGGGGATTCAATACAATGAAATTACATTTTGATATCAAGAATCAGACACTTGAAAGAAAAGATGATCAAATTCTTGCATCTTTCTCAAAGAATTTTATTCGATGTCAATTCAAGTGTGAATGTCCGTGGCATAATATATATAAGTATGCTCTTTTTACAGATGTTCGCAATCAAAAGACCATTGTTGATTTAGGATACGGCAAAAAGGTATCTTGCAGAATTCCCGAAAATGTTTTAAAGAACAACTTTTTTTTAGTCAGTGTCTTTGGAGACAACAGATTAACGACAAATCAGGTTAATGTTTTGGTTGAGCCATCTGGCTTTTCAGATGCAGTTGAAACCTTAATGGATTCACAAGACATATCAGATTCAGATATTTTAACTACCAATGCAGATGCCGTTGATAGTGACATCAAGCGATTGGTATCTTGTTATCATGGATATACGATATTAAAAGATCCTCAACACGATGAGCATCTCTATTTTTAAAAAACATATTTAATAAAACCTCTTTTATATTAATAGTATAATAAATTAAGAGGTTTTAAAATGGGATACCAAGAAAATTACGTAATTGATAACGATATACAAGATACTGAAGAATATATATCAGAAAAGGTAGTTCAACCTATAAGAATTAATAAAAATACTCGTTTTGAAGAATCAGAGGCAATAGCTCCAGTTGATATGGAGGCAGATGTCATGAGGGAGATTCATGACGCAGCAGTTGCCGAAGGTTTGGTTGATGATAACGATACTCCTTTCGGTGGAGAGGGAACTCCAACCTCTAAAGAAGTATTAAATGATTTTATGAGTCGTGACAGGCCAGAGGCTGTTGAAGAGAAGATTGAGGAATATACCGACAAGAAAGTTCAAGCAACCAAAAGAGTTATGGCTACTCGTGAACTTTTAACTGGAATGACTAAAAAGCTTATTACTATTGTAGTTCCAGTTGTATTGGATATCGAGGAGAATGGAATAGTCTCACCTCAATTAGTTGATATGGAACTTAAAATTCGTAGATTGACCGAGTCACAAGTAAACCATATCTTTAATAGAAAAATGGCTGGAAAAACAGTAGACGAAATGACTCCAGAAGAACTACAAGAAGATAATCATTTCAGAAGTAAATTTTTGGAAGCTACCGTAGTGCAGCCAAAAATAGACGCGGATACTTGGTATAATGATGTTCCCGCTATTGCTCTTGCAACTATCTTCCACGAAGTTAATGAAGCTTTAAGTTCTATTGATAATACAGAATTATTTCAATGAATATTATGATATGATTGACGAGAATCCTATTATGCAGATGGATGGGGAATTGTGTTTAGCTCTTCGAAAAACCCCATCCCAAATATATGAACTTGAAGAAACGGGATACTTGTCATACGAAGAGAAGATTTTTTTATGGGCTTTTAGCAGATGGAGAACAAATTTCCAGTTGGAAAATCATACCTCGTTATTTTAATGGAGATGAACAATGGCATATAGTGAAGATGTAAACGTAAATCTTAATGTATTGGCCGGAACGATGGGTGGTATTACCGCTATTATGGGCGGTATGTCTGCACTGACATCAAGTTTTGGTGCGATAGGTACTGAAGCCGCCAATAGTTTTGGAACGCTTGATTCCCTCTTGGTTACTGCTACTGCAATGATTACTGCTTTTGGAGTTGAAGCCGCTGGTGCCGCTGGAGAGTTTGAACAGGGAATGAAAATTGTTCAAACAGTTTCTGGACAAACTGGATCAGCAATTCATGAATTGACAGATCAAGCCAATCAAATGAGCGTAGCGTATAGAACTTCCATTGGAGATATTACCGATGGATTGCAAACTCTTGGTCGTGCAGGGTTAAATTCCGTTAATGAACAAGTTGAAGTGCTTGAAAGCGGATTGCAAACTGCAAAATTAGAGGGAAGAAGTCTTAATGGTGTTCTTGAAGAATTAATTCAAAATACCGCGATGTTGGGTGGAGATTTAAAGTCCACTAATTTCGGAGAACAAACTGAATATCTGAATACATTGATGGTTGGAACATCAATGACTGCTCCGATCGACTCTCACGATATTTCCCAAACCTTGCAATATGCAGGGGGTACCGCAGCGGCCGCAGGCGCTAACTTAGAAAATAAGGATAAGTTGGAGGACTTAATGGGAACAGTCGCAGCCTTCGCTCAGAAAGGTGTAAAAGGCTCAATGGCTGGTACAGCTTTGCGTGCATTTTTCACAAAGCCAGCTTCTCAGGATGATTCAGTGGTTGATGCGTTAGGATCTCTTGGTCTTGCCCCTGAAGACTTATGGGAAGACGGAGGGGAATCCATGAAGAGTGTTTCCGATCAGATTGGATTGATTCAACGTAGAATGGAAGCACTTAAGTTGAGTACAATGGATCAGGTTGAGCTTTGGGGAAAAATTGTTGGTCCGAAGATGGGACAACAAATGATGAAGCTTGATTCCGCGTCTATCAAGGAATTAACAAGGGATATTCAATCTGCTAAGAGTGCTGAAGATTTAGCCGCACAGACATTACAGACATATACTCAAAAAATTAATGAATTGCAACAAAGAGGAGATGTTGCTTTTCGTGAACTTGGAGCAAAATTTTTATTGTTTTTAAATCCTGCATTGGATGGCTTGAATGCAATTATGGGTGTATTATCGAACCCTATAATTAATACCGTTGCGTTTGGAGCTGTTGGATCAATCCTTTACCATGGCTTCCGTCGTGCTTGGGGAATGATTACAACAGTATTTGAACAAATACGCATATTGGTGAATGAGGCGATTTCTGGAATGACCACAATGAACTCTCTGTCAGGAGGTTCCGCAAATGGTTTTAGAAATACGACATCTCAAGTGGATATGTTGAATGCGAGATTAGCCGAAACAAACACTGAATTGGCAATGATGCAGGCTCAATTTATGAAGATTCAAACCGTTACCAACACGGGTACTTATATTGGTCCGCTTGGATTGGTTAATTCTAAAGAGCAAATGCCTCGTAATATGATATCCACAGCCCCTCAAAATGTATTTGTCGGAAACGGAATGGGCAAAGGAAATAATTATATCGGAATGGGAAAAGAAGGTCATTATTATGATCCATCCGAAATAAATGGACTTAAAGATGAATATCGTAAAGCCTTGGAAAATGAAAATGCCAGACATCAGGCTGCTATTGATAAAGCCTATGGCACCCGTGTATCAACCGATAAAAATGGAACTACGAGATATAGGGATGCTAGCGGTAGATTTATGTCCAAAGACGCATTTGAGAAGGAAATGCAAGGTCATAAATCACAAATATTAACTGGTAAAGAAATCGATAAGGCCGTAGCAAAATCAGTGGAAACTGGTTCACAACAAATCCATTCCTCAATGGTTTCAATGACAGAAGCCGAATATAAAAGATGGATGAATGGATTAAGAACCAGTGACGATCCACTTAAACGTTTCAATTATAAAAGACAGCTTGAGCTTGAAAAACACGCTGGCAGTAGGATTAGCAATGTTGAGGGTGGACAGAAATTTTATCGTGCCGTACAGTTTGCTCCAATGCAAAAAAGATTTAATGAATATGAACGTCTTTTACAAAAAGAGGCTCAATTTAAACAGTTTGAACAAGCTCGTGCAAGAAATATTCAACAGCAAAATGCATTGGCAAGAGGGAAAACTGGAGGCTTTTGGAATAAACAAAAAGATACTGTTTCAGGAGCATTCAATAGGGCACAAGCGTTTACAACAAAAAGGCTACAACAATACTCCAATGCTCTTGGACGAGCCAATATGGCTATAAGGCGTACCTTTGGAACATTGGATGCTCAAAGTAAAACTGCCCAACTTAAAGTTAATAGTGCAATCACCGCCGTAGAAGCCGAATTGAAGGAAGGCGGCATGACCTTCCAAGAGGCATTAATTCGTTTAAGTGAGGAAACTGGATATAATGCAGCCGAATTGCATAACTTATTAACCGCTACAACTGAATTGAATATCGGCTTCACTACGTTAGAGGAAAGATTGTTGGCTCTGAATATGACAACCGCAGAAGGTGAGGTAGCCCAATCTATGCATACAAAAGCTATATTGACCGATATAGCTGCAACTGAAGAAGGGGCTTTGGCTAAAGCCGCTGGAGCCTTGACTGGAGGACTGCAATCTGTAGTTGGATTTATGGGTGGCCCATTTATGGCTGGTATGATGGGTGTCATGCTTGGTATACAACTCGTTCAACAGAATATGCAGGCATGGCAAGAAAGAATTCAAGAGGCAAAGAATGAATTATCAGAGGCGTCAGATAGTTTAAGTGAACAAGAAGAAAGTATTAAAGAGCTTTATTCTTCTGAAAACAGTAATATGACCGATGCCGATTTAGATAAAGCCATTGATACTCAATATGCATCAGCATATGATGCGTTTTACACTGGAGAACATGACAGAAAGGCATTGGGTCAGGCCGAATATACAAGTGATGTTAATTTGGCTGGAAAGAAAGACGAAGAAACTGATGAATATAAATCTCTCACTGCGGACGAGATTTCTGAAAAAAATAGCGCTGCTGAACAGATTACCCTTGCTAAAGATGAAAACGTCAAGGCGTTAAATGAAAACACAATGCAATTGTTGGCTGCCACAAATGCATACACACAGGCTCAGGAAAAATTGGCTAAGGAATTTAATGATGCCTCATGGGGTTTTGATGGCTTTGCCTCTGATGCTACAGATAAATTGGGCGAATGGCAAGAGTCAATTTGGAATGTTGGTGCATGGTCAAACGGCTATGATGCAAGAGAGGGCTTTTTGGATAGCAATTCTCCTGTGTTGACTGGATCTCAAGCTGACTCAAATTATGAGGGTAGCACTGAATTTGCAGGTATCTTTGCAGCGGATACATTCAGATTTCAAAATGAAAACGAAAGCGATCCAAGTCTAAGATATGCGGAAGGATTAAAACAATTCTTTGGTAGTGACTACGATAGAATTATTGGTTTAATGAGTTCTATGGACGGAAAGATGTCAAAGAAATATGGGGAGAATGTTAGTGGTAGAGACGCCCTATATACTCACGCAAGCAATTTCGGTGGAATGAACTCAAAAGAAATGGCAATTGCACAAATGTCCCTAAAAGATAATAAAGAAGATTACCAAAAACTTGGTAAACAAATGTTCAGATATGAGCAAAGTACAGACTTTAAAAAGGGACGTACGGCATATCAAGATTATCCAAATATCAGTAAAGCAATAGATGCCGAAAGCAAAGGTGATAAACGCGCTTATAGAAAAGCAATGAAAAACCTTGGAAGAGGGGCAAACGGAAAACTGACCGTACAGGATAAAAACTTAAACACAACAATCAAAAAATTAATGGCCTTAACTGATAATAAATTAAGCTATCAAAATATTCTCGCTATGGGTCAATTGCAACAATTACAAGATATGCAACAGGTTGCTCAAGAACAGGTGGCTCCTGGAATTTTGCAAACTGTTGATGGAGTATTCCAAAACGTTACTGCCACTGGACAAGCAAGTAGTAATGCTAGTGACGCTGCAGGAGGAGCTATATCAGCGGCAAACAATGCCGCAGCAATCGCATCAGTAATTGGAGCGCAGGCACAGGATGCTGCAGAGCAAAAAGCATTTAAAAAATATCAAAGATTAGGTGGAACTAAGAGTGAGCAGGAGTTCCTTGCTGGATTGGGTGACTTATCCAATCATGATTTCGATTCATACAGATCAATTGTATTCAAAACACTTGGAGGTTCAGGTTGGAGTGTTAATAACCCTAAAGACGCAACTCCAGAAAACATTGAAAAGAATGCTGCAAGATTGGAGAAAGCTTTGATGGAAAATCCAAATGTTAAATCTGGAAAAGCAAGCTATCAGGATATGTTAGATACAATTACAAGCCCTCTTGTAAATTACGCACAATCTGCTGTTATGGCCGCTTATGACCAAAGTCAGACTGGAGAATATGGAAAAGGACAGAGAGGCAGTGGCTCAGGCAGTGGCTCTGGCTCAGGAGACGGATCAGGCTCAGACAAGAATAACACTGGTTCAACTACAAACCGTGTTGATCTTGTATTATGTAACAGAAAAACAATTCCAAAGCTTAACGTCAATCTATTCAAAAAGCCACCAAACTTCACGATCAAAAACAAGCAATTCAATATTAGGGATATCAAGATTAATACCGAAGATAAGCCAGATGCAATGGTCGACGCAGTTAAGGATGGAATTATCAGAACGCAAAAGAGAATGGATCCGAAAATCATTCAAGATGAAAGCGCGGTTTACGATCCGATGGCAGCAACCGACGGAACAACTCCAAAGGGCAAGACCCCAGTAGGTACAACAACCAGGTGATTTAAATGACAAGTTCTTCAATAGAAGGTAGTAAAGTATTAATAGTGTCAGGATATACTCCAGAAGAATTATTATTAAGGGCAAACAAAAAAACAAGAAACCAGGTGGCAACACCACCTTCTTTCTTTTTTGACGCAAAAAACATTCAAATGCAACCTCATAGAACAAAAAGAGAGGAATTTGAAAGTTGCGATGGGCTATTGCCAATGGAAACAGCTTGTGATTCATTCGCAGTCTTAAGCATGGATATACTCGTTCATCAAAGCCTTACAAATGTTAAAGGCGAATTTGTCATTAATTCAACAACTCGTGAAGTTAGGGTAATCACAACAGACACTGATCGGGATGTATTGGATGAGGAACTTCAAATGGGAAGATATGTAAGACCAGAAGAGTTTCCTGACAAGTATATAGAAGTCAGACAAAATTTCTTTAAGGATTTGGACGGCAGACCATTGACAATTGTGTCACAGCTTTTTGAACCCATTGAGTTGTGCTATATAGATGAGGATTACAGCTATAATATTCCAGAAGGAGAGGAAGATGCCTCATATTCAGTAACATTTAAGGAATACGCTTCCATTAATTATTAGAGGTTTTCAAAATGGTTTCAGATTCATTATTAAATCCACAAGTTGATTTGAGTAATACGACCTCAAATGCTTTTATCAAAATTGACAATATCAAAAACAAATCAGTCAATCCATTATTAGGTAAAGAGGAGAAATATAACAGTCCTATAAATAAGGTAAGGGTAAAGGTGTATACACCTTTCGATGACAAGACTCATACCTATTTTCACTCAATGTCAATAGATAAGGACATAGCCGATTTTATGGGGACTGCCGAATTGCGATGTCCATATGATAGCGATTTAATGGAGTATTGGGAGCCTGCAAGAGCATATTGCGTAATATATGGAACCAATCGCGGTGACTATAAGATATTATTCATCGGTCGTGTCAGAGAGGTCAATCAGCAGGGATATGAGATAGTAATAGCCCTTCAGGATTACGGATGGAAGTTTAAGCAATTGATTACTCAATCATATGCAAACGACAATGTCATTGGAAGGGATGGATACACGATAATGAAATTGATATTTCAGGCATTGAAAATCGATTCTTGGGTTATTACTCCAACGGCGAAATTCAGATTAAAGCAAGTTGGGGTTGATGAGGATGGAAACATCACGCTCAACAAAAAGGAAATTGAGGAGATGCCTAATTTAATTAATAGGCTTAAAACCTCTGATCCAAGATGGTCCATAAACAAATATACAGTATATAATAAGATGAAGGAATCTGAATTGCATAATGTAGATAATATTAATTATACATTAAGATATGAAAAGCCTACCAAAATCATGAAGAAAACTGCAAAGGGCAGTGATTATGTGAAGGGAAAAGATATTTACGGTACTAATTACGGCAGTGGAGGTGGTTCAGGAGGCTCTGGTGGCTCAGGTGGTTCCAATAAAGCATCAAAGAAAACAAGTGCATCAGGTCACCCTCGTCCACCGTCATCCTTATGCAGTAACGTAAAGAGTACAACAATCTGTGCTGCCCTAAAGCTTGTTTGGTCTTTTAATAGGGGATACTCAAACGAGCTTACAAGCGCAAGAAATGCATTGGAAAATTATGCTGCAACCTATCCTGCGGCATACAGATCACAGGCTCGTCCAGTTTTAGCTACAATGTCAAAATATTGTATCAGAAGCGATAAGCGAAATGGCGCTGCCATTATATTATCTTCAGCAGATTCAGTTGCAAGCAGATCATCAAAACCTGGACAAAAAGGAATAGCCAAAGCGGCTACGCGTATTGCAGCAGATAAAAGAAAAAATCAGAGCGCATATAATAATAATTTTGGTGCATTTTGGAATTTCTTTACAAGAAAGAGGGGGTAAATAATTATGACTCATTATTATATTGGAAGTGATAGCTGTAGCGGTTCTGAAATGAGCGCAATGAAAACAATTGCGAAAGAATTGAAGAAATGCGGACATAAGGTTACAATCGGTTCGGTGACTCCTGAACAAGAAGCGGCGTCATATAGGGTAAATAAAAAATATGTTTTTCTCTTTATGGTTTGTGGTGTTGCTCCTGCTACAATATGGAGTTTCAAGACGGCAATTGCAAAAGGGGCTTCTCCTCCAACAATATTTCTGCATGCATCATGGATGAACGGAAAATCAACATCCCCAATGAGAAGCGAAAAGAAAATGCTCAATTGCCCATTTAAACCCGAATGGGACTCTGGTGGATTTGCAAATTCAAGTGCTATGAGCAGAGATGCGGGTAGCGCAAAAACCGTTGGCGCCTATGCGAAAAAATATTCCAAATATGTCGGAGTGGCATGGGCTAAAAACCCAAAGGAAATGGGTCAGAAAATCTGTAACGGAGAGGTAACTGGATTTGGAGCTGGAGCTTCAGGCAGTTCAAGTGGCTCTGGCAATTCCAAGTCAGGAGGAAGCTCATCAGGAGGCTCATCAAACGGACAGGAATCAAGCGGTTCAAGTGGCTCATCCCCATTGCTCAATGGAGAGCAAACCTTTGAGGAGCTTATAGGCGATATATGTAAGGGAATAGACTTGATTTTTGCAGTCAAAAGAAGCACTGTGGTTGTGTCTGATTATGAGTCCATATATGCTCAGGCAAAATATCTCAGAGACCATAACAAGTCGGTTGTTGAAGGAGAAAACATTAAATTATGGCAAATTCAAGACGGCTCATATGAATTGGATGTCAATCAGTATGGTTATTATAACACCGTTAAGGTTCACTACAAAAATGGTGTTGTTACTGAAAGCTATGAGGATTTGGTTCGCGTATTTGGTGTAGTTAGCATTGATTATTACGAGCCGAAAATCGATAAGAACACTGCAATCATGAAGGCAAAGGCTTATCTTGCCGCACACGTAAGGGATTTTGATATGGCCGTAAGGGCAACGATATTGCACGATGGCGATATAGAGATCGGAGATATAGTGACGATTGAAAACCCAATGACAATGAGGGATGAGATAAGAACAAAAACCGAAAAAAGAGATCCCGAATACTTCTTTGTCAAAGGAAATTCGGTATCTTGGGAAGGCGGATCATTCATACAGTCTGACTTGGATTTAAGATACGGTGCAGAAAGCCCAGAGGGAAAAGAGATTCCAGAAGCTGGAACAACATATTCAAACGATAAACACGGTAAGGGAGGAAGCGCGTCAATGGATGTTGAATCTGCCATTGACGAAGTCGGAAAAAAATATCATACGATAAAATACTCAGGAGCCTGTCAAAGTGCAGGTTGTGCCAAGAAAGTGGGTCAGGCAGACTGTTTTGGTATGAGCGACCTGTTACACTGTTCACTAAAGGCATTGGGTGTTGAAAGCAAAATCGTAACATATCCGTCCTCATACTCAAATAGCGGAACGCACAGAAGTGTTCTATACAAGGATGAAAACGGAAAATGGAAGGATTTCCCTTACAAAAAATATGGTTTCAACAAGATGTTTCAGGCCATGAGCGCATCAAAGACAAGCAAGAATATCATCAAGGGTACGTGTGATTAATGAATTTTTAAATAGAAACGAGATTCAAAACAAATGACATTAGAGGTTTGAAAATGAGAGTTGCTAGATCAAATAAATATACCAATAAGGATTTTAAAGAAAATTTCGTTGACTTAGCCTCAAATAAGGTAAAGAAAGGGCATTTGACGAAGCAGGAAAGAGATGTTGGCGACAATCAGGTTGTTGAAGGTGTCTTGAAATATATCATTAAGGATCGCATTGAATTTGACGGATGGTATGTTGAGGTTGGAAGCGGAAAGGATAAGTTCGTATATCATTGCGCCAACCAGGATCCATTCACCATTCCAGATTCAACTGAAACGGAAACCAAATATGTTCCCAAAAAGAAAACAAAAGTTCAGTTCATTATGGATAAGCATAACAAGATTTACACGATAAACAGAATACTTACGGATCAGAAGGTTGCCCTATCGCTATATAAGGATCAGTTAAGAATCTCTGTTAACAACAACAATAAGACAAATCAGGATGTCAATGCCGTGATTACGATGGGAAAAGAGGCTATACAGATGGTTGCAAATTCGATTGTTATCAGAGACAATGATGACAACCAATTTGATTTAATTGAGAACCAGCAAAATCATACGGAACAGATTCAAACTTTGACGGCAGAAAATGAATTATTAAAAAATAAGATTAACAATATTGAACAACAGTTAACGCAATTGAATACACAGGATGAATGATTATGTCAGACGGAAATAAAAGATATCTTGGAGATGTATGGATCGACCAGGAAAAGCTGGAACGCCAAAGAGAATTCTTCCGAGATATTATGGAAAGTTATCAATACAAGAATGGAGGGGATTTTGATGCCTCAACCTTAAGAGGCTTTACTCCGAGCGATTTTGCAACGTCAGCTCAAGGTGCTTTAGCTGAGAATGCCCTCCATGAGCCATTGACAATAGGAAAACACGATATACTGGATATTACGGATCCGCAATATGTATATACGGATGGCGTATTGCTCGATAAATGTGATGACGAGGAGGACATAGATTCCACTTTAAAAACAAACCCATGGTTTGGGGATTTGATTAATCAGAACTTGACAAAGGCCCTATTGCGCATTTATCAGAAAACGATTGAAATCGAGACATCATTGACAGAAGCCATAGATCAAAAGCTTAATGAATCAAAATTCAATGATTTTGTTCAAGGGGATTTCAAGAAAGTGAGCGATATTGTATCCGGCACCTCATTGGAATTTATTGATACAAAAACAAAAACAACCAAAAGGGGCTTGAATTCAGATTTAGTCAATGGATTAAGACCTATTCTTATTACAAAGGCAGGATATAATGCATTATTAAATAGTAAAGATGAAAACGAAAGGGCTATGGCCACATATTGGCGTAATATATTTATCTTTGTTGAAGAGGTTCCCGGGGACTATAATATGCCTTGGGAATATTCATTGACTGATCCATATAGTTTCCGTGTTAGCGACGGATATCTTCAGGTTAAAAACAATCTCAGTGAAGATTGGGTAAATATGTCCACAGTGGATGCATTCCTGGAGGGAGCCAATTTTGATGAGACCATTAAGGAATATATTGAAGAATCCAATGATTTTGTCATCGGAACAACAAGTCTGCAACAGTCTTTAAAATTGATTCAAGCCACAGATATTGATCAAAATTGGGAAGACTATCCATTTTTAAGCTCTAATCTTCACAATGATTTCATTCATAAATTACAGATTGATGGAGCAAATAATTATGTTGCATCTTCAGAAGACCCAAATGATTTCAAAATTACAAATATTGATATGACTCAGATTCTGAAGGATAATCAGGTATTGACTTCAACTGGTGCAAAAAGAATTAACGCATTGAACAATCAATTGACGCAACATCAATCTGATTTATCAACTGCAAAAACCAATATAACGAATCTTCAGACAAGCGTTTCATCATTGAATCAGAGTAATGTGACACAGGACAGAAGAATCAGTGAGATTTCATCCCAGCTTACTCAGCTTCAAAATAGCATTAATGCCGTTGCGGCAAATGTCAATAACCTTGCCAACAGTTTTGCCTGGAAACAAACTTATGTTTTCACTGGGGACGGTAAAAGTCAATTGAAATCTCAAACAGCCATTTGGTATAACGAGGGCATGAGAGTTTGCTGCGTTTATATAAATGGAATGTATTATAATCATAAGGGAAAGAATGCAAACAAATGGGAAAACTGTGATATGCTGGTTCCATATCCATTGAGACCGAAGGTACAATATCATGGATCAACCTCATATTTTAATATGAAGGCAAAAATCAACACTAATGGTGTAATTCAATTGAAATCTTCAAATACGAAAGATGATGTTCCAGGCGTATGGTTTGAGGCATTTTACAATTACTGATGGGGGATAGATATGACAATTAAACATAATGGTAAAAATATCTCAGGAGAGCCTGAATGGGTATTAACGAATATAACGGACAATTTAAATGGAATTCTAACTTTAACATTTAAAAATCAATGGGATGACTTATCTAAGACTGAATCTATTGATTTATCTAAACACAAATTACAGTTAGTAAAACTAAATAGCCAAAATCATTTAAAGTTATTAAAAAACGGATCATTAGCTGAGGTTAATAATGCTTTTATTTCAATGTATGTTGATAAGGCATTCAAGAATTTGAGTGAAGTAGCAGCATATCGTGAAAGTAAAGTATTCCTTGTTCCACATCATACAACAGGTGATGAAGAGGGTGTTTATCGTGAATATATGTGGATTAATAATGATTTTGAGGTCATAGGATCTACGGATGTTAATTTAGAGCCATTTTTCTTAAAAGCAAATGTATATAACAATTTAGACTATAGCACGAATGATAATACCAAGGCTCTTAGTGCTTACCAAGGATATTTATTAGAAACAGATAAAATCGATAAAACAGCCATTGCCCCTGATCTGACCACTAATGATGATAATAAAGTTTTATCAGCCAAACAAGGAGTTGTATTAAAAAACAACTTGGATAACAAGGTAGATAAGGAGCAGGGTAAAAGTCTAATGACTGACGCAGAGAGAACCAAACTTAATAGTATCGAAGCTGAGGCCAATAAGACTATTGTTGATGCAGATATTAAAACATCAAGTAATCCGGTTCAAAACACCGCAGTTAAAAATGCATTATCAAATAAAGTTGATAAAGAAACCGGAAAGAGTCTAATGACTGATGCTGAAAGAATAAAACTCAATGATATTGAAACTGAGGCTAATAAAACGAATGTGGATACGGAAATAAAGACTTCTGATAACCCAGTTTCAAATACAGCAATAAAAAATGCATTGTCAAATAAAGTTGATAAAGAAACTGGAAAAGGTTTGATGACCGATGCTGAGAGAAAAGTATTGTCAAATAAAGTTGATAAGGAATCAGGCAAGAGTCTGATAGAAACCTCTAAAATAGCAAAATTAGATGGCATTCAAGAGGGGGCTAATAAAACAATCGTGGATACGGAAATAAAGACCTCTGACAATCCAGTTTCAAATACAGCAATAAAAAATGCGTTAGCAGATATGACTGATATAATAGACGCCAATAGCTCCAACGTTTACGAAATTACAGACGATATGGTTAATGGAAATGATATTTCTATAGATACAAACCACAATGTCTTTTTTATTTATTCTAAAAAAGATTACAATGCATCGACTTATTTTAAAATTAATAACAACCCCTGTGTAGATAACGTAAATGGAAGTGCTCTAAAAGAAATAACTGCTGATTCGTTATATATCATAATGAGTTTAGATGGTACTTTTTCTGTGCACCCAATCACTGATGGGCTTATTTCCGATAACTTAAAAAATAAAATAAAAAATCTAAATGTTGTTGATGTCATTGAAGATGGAAATTCAGGAGTGGCAACTTCCAATGCGGTTAATGATGCTATTCAAACATTATCAAATAATATGGAATTAACTACATTAGATATCACATACACTAATGGGGTTACAGACCAAATATCCTTTTATACAAAACCTAAAACTTCTAATGGTGGTTAAATGAGTGGCGAGTCCATTTTTGATAATGTTGATTCAATTTATATCAACAATAAGGAAGTACAGTTAATCAAAAGAGTTGATGACGGAGCAATTATTTACGAAAAAGCAGAACCATCATTAATTTTAGGGGTTACTGGAAGTAGTTTTGAAGAGTATAACTCTTCAACAGCATTAACAGGAGACAATATAATTATTGATTATGGCGATGGAACTATAGAGCCATTAACAAGTAAATTATCTCACACTTATAACGATGGAATCAGTTCTCACGAAATAAAGATATACAATGTTACAAGTCTTAATGATAGTTGTTTCAGAGACTGTGCTGGTTTAACTTCCATTACTATCTCTGAGGGTGTGACAAGTCTTGGGAATTATTGTTTCTATGGTTGTACTGGTTTAACTTCTATTACTATCCCTGAGGGTGTTACAAGTCTTGGGATTAATTGTTTCAGTGGCTGTACTAGTTTAACTTCTATTACTATCCCTGAGGGTGTTACAAGTCTTGGGAGTAATTGTTTCAGAGACTGTACTGGTTTAACTTCAATTACTATCCCTGAGGGTGTTACAAGTCTTGGGATTAGTTGTTTCAGAGGCTGTACTGGTTTAACTTCTATCACTATTCCTGATAGTATCACAATCCTTAATAGAAATTGTTTCGGAGATTGTACTAGTTTAACTTCTATCACTTTAAATTGGACAGGAGCAGACATACTTACATATGACTCTGGTTGGGTAACCAATGCAAATAGTAATCTTAAATTTAAAATTCCAGCAGGAACAAAACAATTATATATTGATAAAGACTATCCAGCGGATAAATTAGAAGAGCTATCTTGTATGACTTTAACAGTTACTGGCTCATCATTCAGTACAAATAGTTCAACACCTTTTACTTATAATGATAAAGTATTTGTTGATTGGGGCGATAATACTGGTTTAATCGAATATAATGGAGGTCAATTATCACATACTTTTAATGATGGATTAAACTCTCATACTATAAAAGTGTATGGTGACTTAACAAGTCTTGAAGAGCGTTGTTTTTTTAATTGTAAAGGTTTAACTTCAATTACCATCCCCAATGGTGTTACAAGCCTTGGAGAAGATTGTTTTAATGGTTGTACTAGTTTAACTTCAATTACTATCCCTGATAGTGTTACAAGTCTTAACGGTTATTGTTTCCGTGGTTGTACTAGTTTAACTTCAATTACTATCCCCAATGGTGTTACAAACCTTGGACGCTCTTGTTTCTCTAATTGTGTTGGTTTAACTTCGATTACTATTCCTGATAGTGTTACAAGCCTTGGGCTTAATTGCTTCATAGGTTGTACTGGTTTAACTTCAATTACTATTCCTAATGGGGTTACAAATCTTGGAAGCTCTTGTTTCTTTAATTGTGTTGGTTTAACTTCAATTATTTTAAATTGGACAGAAACAGATATACTTACATTTAACTCCAGGTGGATAACCAATGCAAATAGCAATCTCAAATTTAAAATCCCAATAGGAACAACACAATTATATATTGATAAAGGTTATCCAGCGGATAAATTAGAAGAATTTGTAATATAATCCATAGATATTAATGTAGACAATCCTATACTATCCTTTACAGATAGTACACAAGAAAATCCACAAACTGCGACTTTAACTGCTACTGTTTCATCAGTTATACAAGGTAGAACTGTTAATATCTACGAAGATGACGAATTAATTGCAACAGTAAATTATTATCATAAAAGGGGGCTTGAAATGTATTTAAGCTTTGAAATAACAAATAATAAAATAAAAAGAAAAAATATTGAAGATGATTATCAAGAAAAAAATCAATGTAATTTTTTCTTTGAATCTAAAGAATGGAGATATATTGAAAAATATGTTATCTTTTGGACAGAAAAAAATAAAAGCATTATTAGGTACTTAGGAGAGGGTTGTAATTTAGCTTGTGTCATACCAGAAGAAATAGATGATATTTTCTCAATACAAGTATATGCAACTGATAATATTAAAACAAATAAAATTCAAATTGGTACGACAAGAAAAGAACCTCAAAAAGAATGTAAAAAACCAATAAAGAAATGCAACACAACAAATATATTTTATGATATTTATCAACAATTAGAGCAGAAAATTGATAGTATAAAATATGTTGATAATACATTTTATATTTATTCAAGTAATAAACTCATTAAAAGTGTTGAACTTTATGATAAGGACTTACTTAAAAAATTGATTGAAGACCAATTAATTAAATTGAATGTGGATTCAGAACTATCAAAAGAAAGTGAAAATCCACTTCAAAATAAGGTTATTTATGAAGAATTAAATAAAAAAGAAAATTCTAATAGTTTAAGCAGAGTATCAAGAACTGGGGACTATAATGATTTAAACAACAAACCAAATGAATTTCCTCCTTCAAAACATACTCATTCAAAAGAGGATTTAGATGATTTCGATATAAGTGTTGATACAGATATTGAATTAATGCTTATAAAAATAACTGATGATATTTTAGGATTGTGATATGAATGGCAATTAATAATGAAATAGTAGCTAATTTTTTACAAGCTTTAAGAAATAAATTTGAACAAAAGAGTAATAAAAAGGATGATATTAGCGGAACTTTTGCAGAAACGGATGAAAGTTATGCTACTGTACCAGCAATTAAAAATTATGTAGCAAGTCGTATTCCAGATATTAGTGGAAAAGTAGATAAAGTAGATGGGAAAGGGTTATCAAGTAATGATTATACTACAACAGAAAAAAATAAGTTAGCAAATTTAGCTACTGTTGCAACAACAGGAAGTTATAATGATTTAGATGATAAACCATCAATTCCAGATAGTACATCTGATTTAACTAATGATTCTGGTTTTTTAACCTCTCATCAAGATATAAGTGGAAAACTGGATAAATCATTAGGAACAGGCGAGAAAAACTTAAATGTGGTAACTGATGCGAGCGGTAATATTGTAACAGAGGCAAAACCGACTATTCCGTCAAAGGTAACAGATTTGTCTGATGCTTCAAATTATATTCAAAAATCATCAACAAATGGTCTTGTTAAACATGATGGAACAATAGATACAAATTCTTATGCAACAACTTCAGCCCTTTCCGCAAAAGCAAATACTGTTGATTTAGCAACAGTTGCAACATCTGGAAGTTATAATGATTTAAGTGATAAACCAAATATTCCAGAAGGAGTTACTGTTGATACAACTATAACATCAACTGGAACAAACCCTGTACAAGGAAAGGCTATATATACAGAATTAGATAAAAAAGCAGATACTTCATCTTTAAAGGCTGTTGCAACATCTGGTGCCTATAGTGATTTAATAGGTATTCCAAATGAATTTACTCCTGCTTCACACAATCAGGCTTCTTCCACTATTACAGACACAAATACTTATTCAAATATTGGAAATTCTGCAACAAATCAGGCAAGTATTAATGCGGCAATTAACACAAAACTTGGAGCATTAACAAATGTAGAATACTTCGAAATAGTAGGAAGTCTTGGGACAGCATCTGCCTCAACAATGAATAAATTATATCTTATAAAATCCGAAAGTGGAAAAGATGATAATTATGACATATATATTACAATTAAAAACGGTAGCACATACTCTTGGGAGAAAATTGATTCAACATCATTAGATTTAAGCGGATATGCATTAACATCAAGTCTTAAAGCTGTAGCAACAAGTGGGTCATATGCTGATTTAACAAACAAGCCGACTTTTACACAAGATAGTTCAATTACATCATCTACAACTGGTAGATATGCTATAGGAACAATTAACATTAATGGAACATCTCAAACCATTTATGGAAAGGATACAGATACTCATGTCTCTGAATCAGATATAGATGCTGAAATAGAAGAATATTTAGTAGCAATTACAAATGCATTAAGTCAATAAGGTGATACAAATGGTTTCCTCAAATGATTCAATAATAGTAGGTTTAAAAAATTCTATTGTAACAAAAATTAGTACCCTAATCGGAAACCATAATAGTAGTAGTACTGCTCATTCAGATATAAGAAATAGTATACCAGATGTTAGTGGAAAAGAAGATATGAGTAACAAAGTAAGGTCTTGGAGTAGCACCACAAATGACACAAGATATCCATCTGAAAGGCTTGTTAAAGATAGTCTTGATAATAAATCAAACTATGGTCATAAGCACACAAAAAGCGATATAACTGATTTTCTTAATGCTGTTTACCCAATCGGTTCAATCTATATATCAGTAGATAATACTAAAACACCAGAAACATTATTTGGAGGAACATGGAAACAATTAGAAGACACATTCTTATATGCGACAAGTGGAACTGCAGATACTGGATACCAAGCAACCGCTGGTGAAGCGACACATACATTGACTAAAAACGAAATGCCAAGCCATAGTCACCAAATAGAAAACCAATTCAGTGCAGGAAATGGGGGTAGCACATCATTGTACACAAAGTCTAGTGGGAAAAAGACTGGATTTTCACCATCAACAACATATGTTGGGGGTGGACAAGCACATAACAATATGCCACCATACATGAAAGTTTATATGTGGAAGAGAACTGCATAAAAAAGAAAGAGCTTTTAATAACAAATAATAAATATTGGAAAACAAGTATAGGTAATAGAAAACATACTATGAATAAGAAAATAATTGCTTTATTAATTATTTTAGTAATTGCTTCATTAAGCACTGTAAGTGCTGGAAATAATACAACGACAATTGACTATCCAACAGTACACATAGAAGAAGCAGAAACAGTCACCGCACTTGAATTTTGTCTCTCAGTATGAGGAATTCCAGAATTATTTCGGATACAAACTTTTTGCATTCGAACATGATAATCAAATAAACAATTCTACGATTAATAATAATACACCTATCATTCCTCAAGTGCATAATAATAACACGAACTTTACATTTAATGAATTCATTGTAGATGACAAGAATAATTCAACAAATACATCTATCCATGATTACGAAAAAATAGTAATTTCCAGTCATGAGACTGGAATAAATATAAACTGGTTAATTGTTTGCATAGTGTTTTTGATGATTGCGATCCTATTATTATATTAGTCGCAATAACTTCTATGACACACTGGACAGCCAGTGATTAAGTGATTGCTCGCTTTTTCAAGAGATATATGCTCCCAGATATCGGTATGACAATATCTGCATTTTCCATCGGCATCTGTTCCGAATTCGGCAAAGTTTGGAGTAGCTCCGGAACAGTATTCCTTTTGTGCTTTTCTTTTTGCTTTAGATTCACTCATTGATCTCACCACATAAAATCTCATATAATACAGAGGTAATACTGATTCCCTCCGAAACTCGTTTAGGAGGAATCTCTCCATTCTCTCTTGCTTTTGCTATGCATTTTTCACACATACCGTATTTCCATTCTTCATAAGTTGAGTCTCTGGTCTCCCATCGGGCGCCACATTTGCATACAGTCATTTCAACATCACCTTCCGATGTTTATCCACCTAATGGCATTATTCTTCTTTTTAATCTGCTATTCTCATTCATCAATCGATGGCATTTTTGAAAATAACTATCCTCAAATGTCATTCAAGTCCCCTGCTAATGTTATCCAATCTGTTTCATCAAAACAATATATTCTTTTTAAATCCTGAATATGATCACAATTATCATACATTACACTTACACGAACCTTTTTATCCCCCTTACCAGTTTCAACAAGGTGCAGTAAATGTGAAGCCAAATCTCTAACAGTAATTTCATTCATTTAAATTAATCCTCCTTTTCCAATCAGCATACTCTCCAATACTTAACCAACCTACAAGATTAAAACCGTCACCTTCACGAACATAACACTTAAAACCATCACCTCTCTTCTCATCCATAACACAATATAATATATTATTAGACTTTTCCATTTTTAAATCATTAAAAGATGGAATAATACATAAATCGTCAATCTCAAATCGTTTTTCCATCTCACATCACTCTCCCTTCAGTATTCTATGAATCATACCAACAGCATGATTTCTGCGAATAAACTTTGCAAATTTATCATTTTCTTGTTTTAACTCCTCATTTTCCTTTTTAAGTGTTTTGTTTTCATTATCCAACTCATTTAATCTTTTTGCTATGCCACTTCCTCTTAAAAATTCATTGTTAACTGTATCTTGTATATCCCCCGTTAAAAGAACGGTTAAATATCGTTTTTTAGTCATTCAATATCCTCCCTATATCCGCAATTAGGACACTCCCATTCTCCCTTATAATTATCTTCCATAATTTCTCCACATATAATACAATATTCCTCTTCCATCATTCTTTGTTCCCCCTAAAATCTTCACAGTATCTTAATGCTTCTTTTGAACATTCTTTATGTCCTTTTTCACACTTAGCAATATAATATCCCTGCATATCTTGGTCTTTATCTAAATAACAGTATTTACAGATACTACAAACTCCCTCTTCACTATTAACAGATAATTGTGTTTTTAATCGTTTGTTTTCATTATTTAACTGCTCATTCTCTTTTGATAGCTCTCTTGCATCTTTTTGGAAATCTTTATAAAAATCAACCATTTGTTTTAATTCTTCATTTTTCCTTTCGAGCGCTTTGTTTTCTGTCTTAAGTTTATTATGAATCCTTTTAAACTCAATATTTAATTCCTTTAATTCCAACATCCTATCTACTGTTGCCTTATGATTATTTCTAAGAATCTCATCTTCTTTTTCGTCCTGGTAATAACCAAGTCTTTTGTTATTTTCATAAAATAATCCATCTTCAACGCCAAATAAGTTGTTGTAATACCACCAATCAACCATTATATCACCTCTTATCTTAATAATTTGAACCCATTTTTCTTTTATTCCACCAGTCTGCCATTTCTTGTCTTGTTACTCCATCGTTCTCCTTAATGAAATCCAAAATTTCAATGATTTCAGATTGCAAATTTCGATTTGCTTTTTTAATTTTATTATTTTCCTCCTCCAAATCATGTATATAATTCAGATTATTCATTCTGCGAATTTTACATAATTCATATCTCCTTTTAAGTTCTTTATTTTTGTTTTTAAGATTGTCATACTTATCTAACAATTCTGAATATTCATTCACTTATATCAACTCCGATCCCCATCAAAACATCCATCAAAAATCCATGATGTCCATCATATCAATCAGGGAATTCCATATCAAACTCATAACACTTTTCAATATGCTCGACAACGTTCTGTAAATTAATAATTGCCATTAAATATCCCTGCTGAATATTATTTTTCTTGTAGTTATCCAAAACAGTATTTAACCTATTCATCACTTCGTCTCTCATCTCATCCGCTTTATTTTCCTTTTCAGTCATTTTGAATCATCTCCAAATAATCTTTTACTTTTGAAATTGGCAATTCTTTTATGCCGTCTTCCTCATATTTTTCAAGTTCCCTTTTGATTTCGGGAATCACATCATCAACAACCCTTTCCAAAGTGAAGTTATAACAGTCACTTGGAACATCATTCCAGGCCTCACAAACGATTTCTTCAATATTATCCACGACGCCATCGTCGCTCCAGAATAAATCATCAAATTCATCATTCGTTACGGCCATTATCTTAAGATATTGTTTTGCCATATTTAAAACCTCAATTACGTTTTATTTCATCTTTCAGCAGTGATAAAGCTGCAATAGCATAATTACGCCTTTCCTTATCCATTGTTTTACCACATCTTGCATAAGGATTATATCCATTCTTGATTTCCTTAATGTGCTCATCAATCAGGATATAAACCTTTTTCTTTAAAATCATCTGATCTTGTAAAACCATTTTAATCAATCATCTTAAGTTTTTGCATTACTTCTGATCCCAGTTCGGTCATTTGGTATAGCCTACCCTTTTTCGCATCTTCATTAATGCATATGATCAGATCCTTATCCTTTAATTCTCTTAGTGTTTTACTGATGTGATTTGTTGCTATGCCACTTTCCCTCGCTAAAGTAGATGGAGTTTTGAGCTTTCCGCCTAAAGCGACCATAACACGTTTTCTATATGATGATATAGAAATCCAACTTGCAATTCTAAACAATAATTCATTTTTATTATCCATGATATACACCTCATATTAGTATTATTCACATATGTGAATTAATATTTATTTATTGATATTATAGTATATAAATCTTATTATTAAAAATCATATAAATAAAACCGACCATAAATTTTATAACCAATATTTATTTTGTGAGGTTATAAAATGTCAAGTTATACATACAAGCAAATTTTAACGAAAGCAAAAGCCATTAAGAAAGAGATGGAATCAAAAGGACAGCTCGAAACCTCCCCAAAATGGAGTTATTATATTGGAAGCTCAATTTTAAATCCAGATAAAAACATTGGGAAAATCAGTTTCGATAACGCGTCCGACCCAACAGGAACAAAAATCAATCAAACGATCCAGAAAAGTGACTATGTCACATTAACAAAAAATATTGTGACATTTGTCGGCAACAATAAGAAATTGCCAAACTATGCCACATATAAAAAAGACAAAATAGAACGTGATCTTTACGCATATATGTTATCCAAGGTTCTTGTTTTCTACGATGAAAACAAAAGATTGCCGAACACTGTTGGAGTTAATTACGAGGTGTTAAAAGCTAAAGCACAAACAAGTCAAAAAAAAACGACGAATAAACAAAAATCAACATCCAAAACAGCAAGTAAATGCTCCAATCCCTACAAAAGCTCCCCACATTATTTAACAGAAGGATGTAACAGATTAGGTCAGTGTACTGCATATTTCTGCGCACCTCATTGCATTCACCAAGTGTTGAAAAAATTCGGTGTAACTGACATTTCTGAATCTCAATTGGCATCATGGGCAGGGACAACTGTTTCAGGAACTGATCACGGAGGTATTGAAACCGCGATCGCCAAGGCTGCCAAAAAGAAAGACATGAAATTGAAAGTCGAATGGCATTATATGAGCGACTTCGGAAAAACAACCTCAGAACAATTTAAGGCATTGGCCAAAAAGGCTTGTCAAAGCAACATTGGAATATTTTTCCATATCGGATATCAGGGATCAGGAAAGAGTTCAAATGGTCAAGTATTTGGTCATTATGAGGGATTGGACACCTTCAATATAGTAACAAAACAAGTTAGAGCCCTCAATAGTCTTGGGAATAAATGTGGCAGTGGCTATTGCGGCCATACCCAGTGGAGAGACTATAGCTTGGAAAAACATTATATCAACAATAAAGTTGGAGTCAAAAGCGTATGCGTAATTACGAAAAAATAAGGTGAAAATATGTGGAATCCAATAAAAGCATTTCAAAAATGGAATATTGAAAGACAACAGGCAAATTTGGATAAGGAATTTGAGTTATATGGGTATTCCGAGGAATTACTCGAGAAACAAGCTAAATTAAATGAAAAAAAATATAAACTTAATATCAGATTTGACGATTATGTACAATAGGTGATAATATGGCATATAGAAATCAGAATTATATGACAAATATATTATTAAAGGAACAGGCAGATAATGCACAAAGAATCAAGGAAGAGCAAACCGAGGTTCCTCAAGAAACTACTACTCCTACAGAACCTACTACTCCTACAGAACCTACTACTCCTACAGAACCCACTACTCCTACAGAACCTGAGGAGACAGAAGATCCTAATAAATCCGAGGAACCCGTAACTGAACCTCAAGAATAGGGGTGATAAACAATGGCTGAATCTTACGTAGAATCCTTATTGGAGTTAGATGAGGATTCTATTTTAGCCCAATTGAATAGCATTGCACAAGAATTAGGTTTGATTAAGGAAGTTTTTGAAACTTCAAGAGTCTATCTGCATTATGCTGTTTTTGCGAGAGTATTTGGACATATATCTCAAATCATTGCACAATATTATGATAGCAATGATTTGGATAATACAACCGATGAGGCCCTGCTGGAACAGCAAATCAAATATCTGATTCAAAAAAGAGATGCACGAGTCGCAAAGGTTATTTTAAAGTTTTCCAGAAGAAGTGATTTTTCAGGAAAGACAGAGGACATTTTAATTCCACGTGATTTTGAGGTTCGTACAGAATCAGAAGATTCAGAGACGGCAATAGTGTTTAGAACGGCAGAATCAAGATTTTTATGGAAAGATACCTTTAGTGTGTTAATCCCAGCTTACTCAGTTGAAGTAGGATCAATCAACAATGTAGCTAACGATACATTAACTTTTTTTGACGATAACGAATTCTTCTCTCAAATAGAGGTGACAAATCCAAATCCAGCCTATGGAGGAAGCGACGAGGAAACAGCTTTTGATGCAAGAGATAGGATCGATATTTTCAGATACGGCACTGGAGCAACAAAGGACGCCATATTGGATATACTCTATGACAACGGCATATCCTATTATGAAAGCAATATTGTTGAATACTTCAATGGTTTTGGAACTGTATTGATTTGCATAGATACCCAATCCGAAGAGGAATTCAGGGATATTATAGCAAATATAGAGGCGCAAAAGCCAGGGGGAATACAATATCAGTATAGTATGGCCGACTACGTATATATCAATATTAATGTAAATCTCAAAATGGTTTCCGAGAAATCATACACTCCATACGAAAAGGATGAAATAGAGCATAGCATCAAAGACGCCGTTGAAATATTCTTTGCAAATCAAATATACGTCGGCAAGAACCTCTCTGTCAACAGACTTGAATCATTTATACTACAATATTTATTTGATGCAAGATATAATATATATGAGGTTGATATATCCATTGACAATAATTCAAGCCTAAAGGTCGATAGCGAAACTGGTCAGCTTAAAATAGAGAAATTCCAAAGACTTTATCCAAATTTAATTTATACTACAATCGAATATACAATTGATGAGTAGGTGTTGAGATGATTACCCCTGAAGGAGAAATACAAGATATTTTAACTGATATTTGTGATGACGAAAATTTAGAACACTTTATTAATGTACACGATTATCATGAAACAACCGTAATTGAAAACAACGATATACAATACCTTAATGATGTTGAGGCCTTATGGGCTGCAATTGTAGGTGTATTAAAGACAGAAGTGGGTGTCGTAGATGGAGTTGGATTGGAAAATTACGGTAGCAGATTATTATCATTAATGGGGGAAAACACGTCATGGTTTAATGCGGAATTGGCCAAGGTTTATATTCGAGAAACAATTCCTCAATTTCAGGGTTATGTGCTTGATTTCCCAGAGATCGAAGTTTTTGAGCCAACCCCAACAACCTCAGAAAGAATGACAATGGTAATTAAAATTACTGTATCAAGTGTATTCGGAAAATTTACGAGAACAATGTATTTATAGTGATAATATGGCTTATGATAGTTTTAATTATGACATAAAAAGTAAAATGCCATTGTGGTGGCAAGAAGATACTTTTTTGGAGCCAATCAATAGGTATTCACAAGAGTTACTGAAAGACTTAATTGGTGGCTTTTTAACAAATTTAGGAATAGTGCAGCCAGTTCAGGTTTGGAAAACGCTTCCAACAGAATATAGCTGGATTCATACATACATCGAACATGACCCTTTACTTCAAAACTCTGAGGGCGGAACTGTATCAAAGCAATTACAACCCAATGTTCCGATTAGGGCATACATTCCAAATTCAAAACGTAACTGTCACGGAGAAATACAATTAAGGCTAACTGGAGATAATAACGGATTGCAGAAACCATTGAAGAAGTTGGTTATAAGAAACGCTCATCAAAAAATAATATTGAAGAATATTACAACAACAAGTGATATCAAAATATCAACGGAAAGTCAAAGCATTTTAGTAGATGGTGTTTATAGAAGTGATTTAATTGAAGGAGAGATTAATAAAATATATAGCCAACCAAAAAATAATGATTATTCACAACTTGATATAGAGGATGAAAACAAAACAACGTATATTGAAATAGAGTCTGATGCAAATGTTTCATTTGATTTAAAAATTAAACATATTCACCCAATTTATGTAACTGAGCAAAATATTAGATTATACACAGTAAGCGCCTTTCCGTTGGAATATGTAAAATTATATGGTTTCTTCTGTCATGACTTTAATAATCAACAGGAATGGCGCTTTTTATGGGAGAAGCATTATGACGAAGATGAACGCGTAGTGTTCGATAGGATTACCAAACAATTTAATTGTGAAACATTTTACATTCAAGTCAAATATCATGGTATTGGGGTTCCATTGACATTCGGATTCCCACAGGAAGAGGCATCTCCCAATCCTGCATTTAGCATTAATAAGGTGCTTGACAAATGGGGCAGAATATTGGGACTTCCGCGCAGATATTATAAAAATAACATTACTGATGATGAGGAGCCTTATACGTATCCTCCATTCTATAAATACAATATTGAGCAAGATTACTGGTATGAACAAAGATTAATAAATGAATATAGGTATAATGAAGATGCCATCAATGCTTCGTATATAAAAGATAGCAACTTAAATAACGTTGCCTTATTGTATTCAATCGATCCGTTTATTCAGGATGTATATGTCTACACCGAAACAATAGCTCCAACATTGAATAATGATAAGGAAGTGGGCTACATAAATCCGAGTTTCATCAATGAAAGTGGAGAAGGTGTATCATGGAGAAACCCACATCAAATAGCGAATACAAACTTCGTTGGAGCAGAGCTCACCTTAGAACCTAAAACAAGTTCAAATTTCAATGATAAAGAATCATATCAGACAAAAGTACTGGAAGTGCGCTTTGATGAAATTCCCGAAATACCTAAAAACGTTGAAATCACGGGGATAGAACTTAGATTGAATGGAGCAACGAGCATACATTCCGATTCATTGCAGCTTGATGACAGAAGCAATCTGATATTGCCGACATACACCACATTGGAAGATGGAGTCGTTAAGGAAGGTATGGATATCATCCCAATCGCATTGGAAGATCCTTATTGGCAAAAAGAAAAAGGTGTATATATCATTGGAGGGAAAAACAACTTATTTGGACTTGATTCAATTGATCAATCACAAATCTCTAATGGTTTTGGATTTGAAATAGCATTCACAAACACAAATGAATTTTTAAAGTCAAATATTATTTTATATAATATACAATTATTTATCTATTATACTGTTATTTATGACAAATACGATATCAATGTTCGTTTTGACACAAAAACCATTGTGTTGGATGACGAGGAGCAAAATCAAATCAAGATGCACATTGATTTAAAGAATACTGGCGAAATCCCTATTGTCGGGAAAAACATTTATATTGCGGTTCCTCCAGAAATAGAAATAACAAATAAGACTTTTCCTCCTATTGATTTGGATATAGGAGAACCCTTTACCATAGGAGAGTTGGATGATGATCAAATTATCATTACATGTCCGAAAAAGATTACAGGACTTTATGATGTTATCGTATTTTGCGACGATGATGCTATTAAAAATGAAATAGTTGTAAAAGAAACTGATATTAATAATATAGACTCTATATACGGTATAGAAACTCAATTCAATCTTAATCCTAAAATGAATATAGGAAAAGTAATATTAAAAGAGAAGAGTGATAATGAGGGAGATACAAATGATACTTAATGATGATGGGAAAAGAGAATTTCTGCAATCAAATTTTCATCAATATTTTGACATCGAATTAGATACCGATATAGACAAAGACAGTGTAATACAATTTGTCAATTTTGTACTCCCATTGTCTTATATTGATGAGGAATACTCATTAGAGGAGTTACAGAAATTTTTCAACGACGAGTACAATAATGTTATTTTTACGTCAGCCAGTGATGAAAGCAATATCTATCAATATGAATATTATCGCGGCAATTATTTCATTCGGATCAAGCCATTTGACAATGTAATCAGAATGCATATTATTCCTAAAAAATATGACGCTTCAAACAACAAAACGGATAATACTATATTGATTTTCAAAGATAATAAGCAAAATATTGATAGCAATTCCTTCAAATGTACGGAAGACTACAGTAGAAACGATGAAGGCAATGTCATCAATCTGCTTTATCATCAAAGCCAACATAAAACAAATAGCGGTATATACATATTCAACATCAAAGAGCAGACAAAATACTTTAGCAACTTACAGATTAATATGGGCTATTCCTATAATGAAACAAACCCAAGTCCATTTCAATTAAAACATTATACTGGAATTATCGATAAAAGTGACATAGATGGCACTCCTCTCAATACAAACGAATTAACGGAATGGAATCAATCTCTAATGGATGCAAACTATGATAACGTATCTCAATATACGAATGTCAGCAAACAACAGTTGCTCGATGAGAACGGAATCAAATGTCCAACGGATACGGCTCCTTATGATGATGGTGATGAAAACCATGAGGTTGGATTCAATAACAAACATGAAATCAATAAGTTATATCATAAAACAATTAAATACTTTAATGACGATATTTATATTGAGGAAAATGGACAATATATTAATCAGTCCTGGAAGGAGGTCCACTAATGGCTAGCAAAACACAAACAAAGCAATTAAAAGCTAAAAAGGTTTCGCAACCAAATGCTTTCAATTCTAAAAAAACATTGGAAAAGCAAGACTCTGACAGACTTTTCGGCAACTATATGAATTGTGCATATTGGGGAGGAACAAAAAAGAAAAGTTACCGTCAATGGACTAATATAAATGAAATTCTGAGCGGCAATAAAATTCAATGTGGGTCATCCGAGGGAAAAAGATACGGATCCGAGGTTCAACATATAGGTGGCCCTACAGGAGACATTCCAAGACCAGCTTTGCTGCATCTATACAATTTTGATACGTCCTTTATTAGCGAGTCCTCAAAGGTAGAGGAAATAGAAATCAGTTTTAAATATAGGGTCGTCAATGTCGACTCAAATGGTAAACTATGGATTGATAACCTTGCCTCTGATGAAAAGGCCATTATTCGAGGATTTGAACTGTGGTTTGGGAAGGCAGATAAATCCACTATACTCAGTAAGACATACAAAAATTCAACACAAATGAAATACGAGGGCAAAAATAAAAAGGGCTATATCTGGAAGGAAGTAAAAGTGAAGGTTACTGATGTTACAGGAGCAGATATAAAAAACAATAACTTTGCATTAAATATTCAATTCGGAATGAACTGTTCAAAAGCCCAAACACCTTGTATATTGTATATTACAGGATTAAAAACAAATGTCGTCTACGAAAACTCTCAAATATATATTGAAGGGAAAAATAGCAACAACAACTTATATACAAGCACGGATGAGGGATGTTACACTACGATTAATCAGATAATCGAAGCTGGATATAAGAATGGAAACAAAAAAATCCCCGTCAATAGCGCTCCCTCAAAATTGGGAAAAAACATAAAGGTATTAGACAAACCAAATGGTGTTAGTGTTGACTTAATTCCAGATCAAACAAACGATCTTCATTCTACCTTCAAGATAACGGATAAAACCAATGTACCAGGAACGAAAACCATTACGTATTGTTTAAAAAACGATGAGAAAACAAAAACAAAAGTTTCCTATAATGCTATGCAAAGGCCTAAGCCAACTTGGGAAATAGTTGATAAATATAAGTCAGATGAGGATTATAATCCTGATAAAAATTATGTTATTTTTAAAAATGGATGCGCAAATGGTATAGATATCTATATAGACAGTATAGACTCCACTCCAATCCATTTAACTGTAGCAAACCAAAACAGTACATCAAATTTATTAAACAAGGATCAGAATCAAATATTCCACAATACCATTAAGGGATTGAAATGCGGAGAGCATACACTATATATAAAAAGAGGTAATGAGAGCATTGAAAATGTCAAAAACAATAAAGCAACGATTACAATACTCCCAATGGAATTTAAATTTAATATATATAGCGAAACAGAACCTACATTGATTTTTACTCAAGTTAAGAAGGATAAAAATGGTCAAACAAGAAATGAAACCATTAAAATACAAAGAATCGATGATGAGCCAAGAGAATCAATTCCATTGATTGAGGTTTTAGATGAAACCAATATCAATCACGACCTTACTCAATATCAGAATGTCAAAAAGGGAGATATTATAGAACATCAAATTGATAAATATTACGCTGGAGAGTTCTTCTTAAAAGTTATAGATGCCTCAAGCCACTGTTCCTCATCAAATCAGTCTACGGCAAAAATATATATCAACGGAGTACATAAGCAAAATTATGATTATATATTTACAAAAGGAGAAGACGGAACAGCATTTGATTTCGATTATTTAGTGGCTTGGGAAGGCGACAATATCAAATCCCCTATCAAAATCGAGGACATTAAGCTTAAACACTCACCAAATGATATCAGATTCTGTAGCAAACCATCAGAAATTGGTTTATCTCAGGTCGGAACAGTCGAGCTTAGAGTTTCCAATTTAACAGAAAATGATGTTTTTAAAAACGTTAATGTTGAATTAAATACATTGGTTCCAAATGAAAATGATGAGCTTGAAGTAACCACAGATGAATGGGTAACCCCACATGGAATCTTCAATAACTTCTACAATCTTTTTTACGATTACAATCAGAGCATTAAAGATAATGTCGCAGTTAAGAACCTTACTCCCGATAACGATTTAGTTGACGAGGAAAATGTGTATCTGCAAATAAAATGCATTAATCCCGGAGATACGATTTCTATTATAATTCCATATCGAAGCATTGTAGAGAAAACGATATTCCTGCAATATTTATTATACGAGCAAGTTCAACCAATTCATAGTGATTGCAGTTCAGGAGCGTCTCCAACGTCAGATATGATAAAGATTGAAGTCAAGGACTCAATGCAGACAGAGCTGGAAATATTTGGAAACACAGATCTGCTTACATTGAACAACACATTTGAGTGTCCTGATGAATGTTATACAACAACAGAAACAGATGATTTAACTACTGGAGGAATCACATATAAGATTACCAATATTGACACCAATGATTTTGCAGGTATGTTTGTTACAACAGAAATTACAAACAGCAATGAGCTTCAGCCATATGGATATTACTTTAATTCCCAATATTACCCTTTATATAACGAAAATAACGAAATAATTAATAACAATGGTATTTTCCATTGGGAGCAAACATATCATGAAAGTGACGCAAAGCCATTAGGAAACCAATTGGTATATGCTCACGTCAAATTTCCATCAAGCCAGGAAGATGTTGTGGCGCAAAGAACAAATGCAAAAGGAATAGCATCCTTTGTGATTGAAATTCCTGAAGAATTAAGCCGAAGCTATACGCTAAATGAATTGTTGAACGATGTATTATACTTCAAATTTAATGGAAGAGGCGATTACAACCCTATAAGTTATGCAAACTTAAATAATCCATATGTGAAATACGACGCAATAGACCCTTCAAAAAACAATACGCTTATGAAGGTTAACGAGGATTATCGAAGATACAAGCCTGGAGAAATAATACACATTGCAGTTTCATTATTTGGACGCATTATCTCAATAAGCAATAATATAACATTTAATGCTCAATTGGGGGATAATAAATCTTCCGATGAAATAACCGTATTGTATCGCATATGTAATATAGAAAACAACGAAGGAATCTTTAAAACAACTTTTGCAACCAAAGATAAACAGCTTGTCCCTCATCAAATCAGCAAAAACATTTATTGCGGAATAGATACCGACATAGATGTAGATACCAAAATCGAAAAACAAATCGTTGAATCACAAAACCTAAATGTCATTTACCTCAATGTCAAAAATAAAGAAAAATTAAATAAGGATGTGAACATTGAAATAGATTTAGGAAAACAATTGTCTGATTTTATAGGCGACTATAGCTTTATAGATATCAACATTGATATCGGAGATTATGCAATTATTCAAGAGAAAAACGGCATTCATCTTAAATGGCTGATCGGTGAAATGCAGCCACAACAAATTAATAAGGGAATTATAAAAATAAAAGCCGAAAGCGTAGGCTTGTCTGATATAAAGATATATGCTTTTGATTACTTGCATAAAAAAGGTTCTGCGAAAACAGTTCTGAAAAAATCCAAATGTATGCAATGCCCTCAAGGGAATACATATAAGGTCAAAGACAGTCCGTGGAAAAAGATCGGCAATATTTGGTATAAAAAAATTGGCGACAATTATTATATACAAGAAAAGGTAAATGGAAAATTAGAGTGGGTGCAAAAGAATGTCTAAAATAATAAAAAACAACAAGGGGTCTGTGATATCAAAAGATTTAGCCTCAGAAATCATTAATAATAAAAAACAAATGGTATTGAAGGTTGATCAGGATTCAAATTATGTTTACCCAAATGAACTTTTTGAATATCAAATCTACTGTCACAATATTTCTTTTGACACAATTAAGAATATTCATATTCAAATAATATCCCCAGAAAACATATTGATTGATGAAGATGATTATAATCAAGGAGTTCCTATAGGAGATCTAAATCAACAGGAAAGTCATTTATTGAGAGTAAAAGCACGCTGTTCCTCAACTGGAAAATATACCGTGCATTTTTTATGTTACGGAGATGGAACTGGATTATTTACAAGAAAATTGACAATCAACTGTGATTACAATGCTCATAATGAAGAGACAACACATAGGATACATATCTATAACTTTACTCCATATGAAGAAAAATATATGCTCCAATCACAGGACTATAGCGAAAACGTTACCAGATTGAAAAAAATACAGAAGCTGCCGTATCTTGCAAAGCAAAATCCTTTTAGCTTCATAAAACAAGACCCCCAAAATGGTTTTACTATAGACGAGTCACAATCATACTTGGATCAAAAAGATATTCTTTATAGCGATCCCGTTAACACTGATGAACACAATTATCAATATCTTGAAAGAGAAAACTTCAATAAGGGTGGAATAGAATATTTTGAAGGCAGAAATCTTATAGATGTCTTAAATCAAATCAATGATCACTCAAAGTTTTTTAATGTAAAATTTTTAAAAACTGGAACAAATCGTCTTTTAAACGATTTTAAGCAATATAACCCAAATGGATTCTTTTATCGTTTCGGTTTGATGAGTTCAGAACTGTTCCATTATTTAGGGGTATTGCCAGAATATTCATATATGAATGACTTATTATTTAGATGGGCTCCAGATAAGAACCAGCCACTCAATTTATATCCCAAAAAAGTAGCTATGCATTGGGATACTAAAAAATGGGCAGGACATGGATACCAAGTATATAAAACATATACTGATGAATACAAAGAAGAAATCATTAATAATCCTGACTTTAAACCATTATTTGAGCTTGTCGGACACTTTGATCTATTATCTCTCGCAGAGGAATATATATCAAAAGAATACGAATTTGATACGACAAACATATATTACATAGAAAAAGAGGGAGAAATCACCTCAATAAGAAAATACCAATATATAATTAAAGAAAGTTATTTTGATAACGGTGTATTCTATATTCATATTCCTTTGGATAAAATTCCAAGCAACTTTTATATTCCATCTACCGAAGATATAGAGGCAATTGTACAAAAAACAAAACCATTTGGGATGAAGCCTTTAATCAGATACATCTCCACCGTTAGATTTAATCACAATATGAGCTTTAAGCATCATGCGATAATCAACCCAATAATAAAATTACATTTAGGTGAATACGACAAGTTAAGATACACGATTATTCCATATAAATATAATTTAGTGGAAGAAACTATTTGTACGAAAGATCCAAACAACCCATTTCAAACAAGGGAAACAATTAAGCTTATCCCTGATGGGAAAATTATTACAAACAGATTCCATTTTGAACAGAAGCCTCGTATTAATGCTTATTTAGATCAGCCACAAAATGCGCAAAACATCAAGATGGATATGAGATTTACCAATGAACCGATAGAAATACAATTGGAAAACAGATTATCATATATGTCTGATTTGAGCGATGTTCTTTATCAAAATAACTTTGAAAACATTTCGTTTACAATAGATAACATTATCTTATCCCCTGCTCCTTCAAAAAGAAAAATTGAAAATATAATTTCTGCCACAAACTATCAATTATGGGTAAGAAGTCTTGAAGATGAAAATCATTCTGTAACATGGTCAACCGAAGAACTCAACCACAATGGTTTTGATGCTGATTTTATTAAGCTTCTTTTGACAAACGCTAGATTAAGACAGGCAAATATTGAAAGTGGTATTGGTTTTAAGGATTCCACAGGAAAGCTTCACGGAATATCAGCCGAATATGATCCTTACTTAGAGTCTTTTAATATTAGATATACCACATCCAAAAATGATATATTTAAAGTTCATAAAAGTATCGTAAGTGATGTAACTGGATTGGCCTATCATATTGTCGAAAGAAATTCAAAACAAATGGTTTTATTCTTTATTGAAAAAGATAACCAATATCATTATTTCCACCATATTATTATTCCATCTATCGATGATATTTTTATGTTTATAAGAAATGATATCGATGTTTCAAGCATTAAAGACTTGTCAAATATTGTTTTCGTATCCAGAAAAACAGACAATCCAATTACATTCAATACACCTCAATATTTAGAAAAAAAGGAATACGATCCTAATTTAATTCTTACCGACAATATCAACCCTTGGAACAATATATTGAGAATCGATCGAAATGAACATAGTTATGCTTCGATACAAAATATGGGAAATGATTTCCAAAGCGTAGATGATATTGACTTACATTTTGATAACATCAATATACCAGATGATGCTTTGGTAAAGCGTATTGATGTTCACGCGATATTAGAATCAAATACAAATAAATCAATATATTGCTGTTTGAGAAATCAGGACGGTTTTGTTACTAAGGATAGTAGTATCAATAAGCTGACATTATACCCAGCTGAGATAGAAAACTACCCATCAACAAATAACAATACCGAGTATTATGAAGAGCAATATAAGATCGCCTACAACAAGAACATTACAAATAGCATAAAAATATTGCAACAGAAAATAAACGACAATAAAAATCTTAATGACGCATTAAATCTTGATTTAACATTTTTAAACAATATTAATGACTATATAACGATTAATAGGTCATTTTGGTGTGAATTATCTAATTTCACCGATAATGTATACCATTTCAATGATATTGAAAACGTTACTTTTGTTATGGAAGGATACAATCACGGCAAAGAAATTACATTAAATGCATTATTATGTCAGAATTCAACTAACGCACCTAAAAATGAAATCAAAATTCCAACAGGCTATTTTATCAAGCATATTCCGCTGGAATACATCAATAATTTTGATACAAAAGATATCAGACTAAAATTTAAATTCAATAACATTAATACCAATGTTGACATTTTTGATCTTCATTTAGATATAGACTTTAAAAATAAACAAAATGATAATATTCCGTATGAAGATTATAAAATTGTCGATATAGAAGGAAAGAAAACAATCGATGTCAATCTCATTGATGGGGATTACCGCGGATATCAAATTAAAAACGGCTTTACAACAACAATACAATTTGATGATTTGGAAAGCGGTGGATATTATAGAATATACTCAATTGTTGTCAAGGTAATATATCAGAGTCAAAGCATAGATATTACGGCAAACCCTATTAACGCAAGAAATCTTGATTATGAAAACGATTTCTTAATATTAAGCGGCGATGTTGATGCAAAATATTTATCTGGTGCTTTTTACAATGACTCACCATCAGTATATCAATATGATTCCACAAAGAATAGCGAAGATCAGGGAATAGAACTGTCTGATACATTATATCAATCCTTTGTGGCAACGCAAGATAATATCACAAGTATTACATTATATCCAAATGGATTTGTTGGAAACCCTGATTTAAATCTAAAATTAGGATTGTATAGTAATCATGGATATACTCCAGGTTCACTCATTAAAGAGGTGAAAGTTTCAGGATGGTCAAAAGAAAATGAATACTTAAAAGGAAGAGAGCAAATTACATATAACTTTAATGTCAATAATCTCAAGATCGGAGAAACATATTGGCTTAAAATAGAAGTGGAAAATCCAATAGAAAACAGTTATTATCTATTAAAATACTTGAATTCTCCAAATAGCGATTTTAAATTATTATCCAAAATAAACAATAATTTAATTAATACATATAGTGTATTGAAATTCCAAGTAAATAGTATAGATTTATATAAAAGCTTTAATAATATCCCATATAGCCGTGACCAACTCAATAATCCAAATATATTTATTGGGTTAAATAGAGGGCAGGGAAAAATTAGCAACTTAAAAATTAAAAAGGTGTAAATATGGATATTTCTTTAGCAAAAATAAATGTACAACCTAAAATACGCATAAAAAATGTGATCTTAAAAGATAAAGATGGCAATATAATATCAGGAGATGATAAAGATGACGACAGAAAGCAAGCAAGATAATATTATTTTTATGGAAGGAAAGGAATTAGGACTGAAAACTCTCTTTAGTCAAAACCAAGGGTGCTTTGGCTATTTGGCTGTAGGACATAATCCAGCTGGAACCCCAAATGGTTTTGTTAATGTAGATGAGGAAAACAATGAAACCTCCTCAAATGGTTTTTATGAGTTATCTGTGGAAGAGGATTCTACATATAGAAGAGTTAAGTTAACGCCACATGGAGATCCAATATATAATGATAACGGTGAAGTAACAGTTAAGTTCCTCGCAGAATTTGATGTGGACAATATCGTTTCAGGAGTGACAATCGACCAAATTGCTATTGTAAATACGGAAACCCCAAACGATCCGTCAACGATATATTATGCAGCTGCAACTTGTGACGATGACTTTAATAAAAGCGAACAGTTAGCAATCGGATTTATCATTGAGATGACAATTTAAGCGGTGAAAACATGGGTGTACATATTGAAGCGCAAGATCATAATGAGGTGATGCAGGTTAGAAGCCGAGAACTTCAAATGGAGAATACGCAAAAGCTCAATGAGATCATACCCGTTGTGCAAAGTATTGATGAAGTGAATTTGCCTCAAATGGAAAATCATACGAAAGAAATAAAAGATATGATTGTAAACAACATTGATAATCAAATTGACCTCGACGATATCAATGACAATATCAATCGCCTTAGCAAGCAAATTACAGAAGTAAAAAAGAGTCAAACAAGATTAAACAACTCTTTTAAAGCTTTATCAGATAAAATAGATGAGGCAATCAAACAATTTGGTGATTTAAATGACTAATTACTTTCATATACATCACGGAAATCTTTACCCTGGTGACATAGCAAAAGCAGAAGACATTATGGAAATCCAACAGAGGACTCAAGATATGAGTAAAGAAATGTTGGATGACCTACATGAAAGACAGGGATGTATTTTAGGAGGAGAGGAAAACGCATTCATATTAACTCCAGAATCCAAGAGAAACAGTCGTTTTATCGACCAAATGAATTTGGCGAATGGAGAAGATGGACATTATTTATCAATCAGAGAAACTGATTATAGACAGCCAATTAAGTTATCAAAAAGTTCTATATACTCTGTTAAGGTTAAACTACAAAATAAAAGTGAAAAAGACGTTCCTGTGACTTTTGAATTACACGATGTCAATGAAAATCTCATAGAGGGGAAAAGAACAACATTAAATTTACCAGCTAACACAGACCCTACTGAATTCGAAATCATTTTTGATTTGGATTATTATCCAACGGCACACGGAGTGGATCATAAAGACTTAGAGGATAACGTTGAAGGAATTGTTATTCCTCCTAATAATGATGAGGACACAGAAGGAATAGACCACGGAGAAGATGTTGATTATACAACCTCCTCATTAGGAGCCTCTGTTATTTATTTCGTTGTAAAAGCGTTGAATAAAAATAAGTTTGATGTTAATCAGGCTGACGGCGATTATGTTTGGAATGATGAAGATCCTACATTTGGAATCTTGATGAATAAGAATTCCAGTTATGGTCAGTTATTAGAGGAAAACAACGGCTCTGGATTCGTACAGTCAAGTGTTCCTGGTGACCTTTTCTTTGAAGAGATATTTACAAATTATCAATCATATCGCTGCGAACCTGGAGAAGCTCTTATTGGAGGGGAAAAGGTATTTTTAGCCGATACTCATGTTTCAGTTGATGGAGCAAGCTCATATGGGGATGTATTATCATATGTCTATATGGATATAGATGGGCACCTAAAGGTGAAAAACTCCGATCCATATATAGGAGCAAGGCCACCATTGCCTATCGTAGAGGAACCTCATTTGCATATTGCAAACATTATATCCTTTGCCGATGCAACAAAAGACCCTATTATAGAGCAGGATGACACCAATCAGGAAACAAGACCTCGTAGCCATCATGAAAGACTAAGAAGATTGGAAAAACAAATGTTATATACTCAAGATATTGCTATTCCTCCAAGGCTTAAATATACTTTAACTGGAGAGGATTGGATTGATCAGAACCCAGAGCAATATATTACCGCTAATCAATTTGACGCAGCAATAGCAAACACTCTTGATGCTCTTAAGAAAGGAGGATATGTAGTAACAACAGATTCTGATGGAAACTTTATTGTAAAAGTGACAAAAGCTGAATCATTTAATATTCCAATTACATTAAAGGATTCCAACAGTGGAATTGTTGACAAAAAACAGAAAACAAAAATATTGAAATCAGCGCAAACCTCAGCATACATCAATAAAATAAACTCAAGCGATATTGCAAGGGCACAGGTATTTTCTGAAATTAAAAATATGAAAGTTGATGTCACCAATGGTATTCTTACTTTAGATTCCAATACATCTGGAGATACCTTTACCGTAGCGACAAATAAAAAAGAAGCTAAGGAAACTGAATTCAATCCATGGGATGATTCTGCTAAAAACAGACCATCCTCATCAAAAATCAAACCAATTACAAGATCATATACGGTTACGAGTGGAAAGAACGGTAAAAATGATTGGGCTAGCGAATTTCCTGCAATGACGCTTTATGCTAAAAGTACATATAAATTAACGAAATTAGAAATCCCTATTCATAAATTTAAAAATTGTAGTGCAGTTAAATTTATGATATACAAAAGGCAAGAAAATAATAACAAGGAAAATACCGTATGGCTACAAAAAAGAATTAAGGTCTCCGATGAATTCTCCCTTAAAAAAGCAAAGGTTAAGAACGGATATCAATATATGGATGACGGATTCACTTGGAACTTCGGTAAAAAAGGTCTGACATTAGAAAAAGGACAATATGTTATAATTGCATTGCCGATCGTTAAATCAGGAACTGGTACAATTTATGTAGAAACATATAAGCCAGGCAACTCAAGGGATTTCTGTATCCGATATTATGGAGCAGCCAACGCATCTCACTTCTTATTGAAATCCAGATATCAGGAAATATGGTACAATAGCGCAAAAGCATATGGTGAAGAGATATCCTACGACACAAAAGGTAGTATTACTTCAGGAACGATAACATGGGCCAATAAAGAGCCAATCAAAACCATTAAACCAACTGCAAACATTACAAAGCCAAAAGGAACAAGCTATAAGCTTGAAGTAGATGTGGGCAATGGCTGGGAAGAACTTGACATAGGAAAAGTCAATACCATTAAGAGTGGGAAAGATTCATTCAGGTGGAGATTGACCTTTAATGGAAATAAAAAAGAAACTCCAACACTCAAATATAATAAGAGTAAAAAATACGCATTAAACTTTGAAATTATAAGGGCAACTCCTAATGCTGCAAATTCAGATGCTGCGGCAGAAATTGATAAGAACCTTTGTATAACATCAAAACCATTTGTTGGAAATGAAATCTTAAGAGAATATCTTGGGGATATGAACTTTGGTTTAAGCGAAAATAAATTAAGTAATTTTGAATTTGCGAGGGTGTGGGCAACCGATAACACAGAAGAAGAATTGAGAATTGATTTATCTGGATGTGATAGGGTAGATCCTGTCTATAACACTGCTCATACTGAAATTATTGGATATTATAATGTGTATTCTATGCACTATGTTGACCTTAAGCTCAAAGACTTCAATAGTGGCAGTGTAGATTATTCAAATTATACGGCACAAATGGAAATAGATGAGCATAATATGAGGTTAAAATTAGATACCGATTATGCATACAATGATGATGATATTCGTCTCATCAATGTCAGTGATTTCAAAGTAACAAATGATGATTATAAGCTGGACGCCGAAGGAGAAGTTGGCATAAATCTTACCAGTGTTCCAGAATCTAAATCAAACGTCACATTAATGAAGGCTAGATTCAATAACACAATGAATTTGGCTCAATATGACGCAATAAAGATAGGTCTTGCTTTAGATGGATCTGTAGATGGATCCATTAAGGGATTAGGGGTATATGTAAGCTCTACATACGAAGAGACTACTCCATCAAATCTCGCAAACGAACCTGATGAGGATGTTATCTTGGTTGATGAACTGCCGGACTTAAACGCCTCACAACAGGAAACCATTGATACATATGCAAACAGAATCATTAAGAGATTCGAGCCAATTAATGGTACTGGAATGTATGTGTATTATCAGTCAACATGGGAATATGATGAAGATAGCGAAAGTGGAAAATGGGTATGGAATTTAATGCACACAACTAAATCATATAATATCTATAAATTCACTGATAGAATCACAAAATCCTCTGAATTAAAAATTACCGCGGATAATAATGGTAAGACACAATATTTTGAAGTTGACATCGATCCGGATCAAGTTAACTTACAATACGCAAAAGAAATTGGAATTGTATTGCTCAATGATGAAGGCGTTGCAATCACAAATGTCAATAGCATAAAGATTAAAGAATTCATAGTTATCCAAAAAGATTATTATCCTATCTTTGAAGCATCAAAAGGAAATAAATTTGTAATTGATTCAGGAATATCTTCCTTGGACACTGCAACAAAATCAAATGCAAGTGGCTCAATAAGTAAAGTTGGAACGACAGAGCCTCCTACATCACAAATTGCCATCAATTACAATTACAATGCAAATGATCTCAGTGGTAAAACAATTGCAACTTTTGACGCAACATCAAAAAGTACGGCAAACTATAATCATATAGGAATTCAAATGGCATCAGATTGTCTAATTGTTAAAGATATGCTGGAGCTTCATTTAATCAAGGTTAACGAGAACACTAAGGTCGAAACGGTAATTGATAAAATTCGTCTCCCAACGAACAATTATATGTACTACGCTACCAACTCCGAGAAAAAAATCAATTTAGTTCAGGTATTCAAAAAACTTGAGACAAATGATAGGTTCGATAAAATAGCTTTAGTAGCTACACCTCACTTTATTGAGTATGCGAAAAAGTTAAAAACTGTCAAAGGTGAACTCCAAAATGGTATTGATGGCAATAAAACAATAAGTTTATTCATCGGCAACATTGTTTTGTATCAAGCTCGTACAATCCCTATGTTCCACCCAAGAATGAGGATGAAATTCTACTTCGATCAGGCTAAAAAAGATGATTTGGATCACATATCCATCAGAAAGATTGGAGTAGTCGCAGATTATCAATAAAACAATTGAGAGTCTTTTATTTCTCTCATTTTTTCTTTTTTTTATAAAAAACACCAAAAAGAGAAGGTTACATATATATGTAACAAGTAAAATACACTAATTTTAAAAGGCAAGTTTGGGACTCGAACCCAAGTAAAACAGATCTGCAGTCTGTCACCTATCCATCTTGGTTAACTTGCCAAAAAAATAGGAAATCATGAAGAAGATAATCTTCCCAAGATTCCCATAATAAATAAGAATAATAAGATTACAACAGCCCACCAACCAAGTCCTGTAAGTGAGAAATAACTTGCAATCATTGTTGCAACAACAACGGCAGCAATAGCTGGAACGCAAATTAAAAATACACCAAGTATAATAATTCCAATGATACCAGCTCCCGTTAGCCAATCAATTAGACTCATATTTTCACCTCCTGTCTGCCTTTTTCTTTTGTCTCAACAATTAGTTTATGACGTGGGATATTCTT